GTATTTGGATCAGTTCCTAGATAGCTTCGATATGGATAAACTGTGTGGCCAAAAATTATCTTCTTACCCCAATCCTTTACACTTTGTAAAAACTCATCTCGGATCCAAATTGAAGACTGCTTCATATCTAGATCATTATTGTCTATCGCTTCTTTAAACTCTTTTAGGCTTGTATGATTTGGAATACCAGCGTGTACAAAAAAATATTTATCTATTTCATAATAAAACGGTCTTTCAATTAACCAATCAAAATGCTCTGGTGGAATATGGTCTTTTGGATTACTGACCGCCCGTTCATAACGAGATAATGTTTTCGGATAATAACTTTCGCACGTCTGTTTTCCTCCCTGCTGATACCACAAATCATATGATCCATAGACTTTTCCATTGAATATAAGAGCGTCAAGCATTAATTGTTCATGGTTTCCAGTTAATATGATCGTTTGAGGGTATTTCTTTTCGTAGTCCATGAGCCAATCAATTACCTGTTTTGTTTGTGGGCCACCATCGACAATATCTCCTAAAAATATCAGAGTGTCTTTTTCAGGGTCTAGTCCGTCATTAAGTAGTTGGTCATATAAAAGAAGAAATTGGTCAAAGTGACCGTGTAAGTCGCCAATCGCGTATGTTTCGGTCATTTTTTTAGTCATTTTTACTTATAAAAGTTATTTATATCAGATTTTTCAATTTCTGCTTCATAAATTTCTATTACTCGCCATATACGTTTTGGATCGTCAGAATCAGGAATAGTTATTGTTTTCCCGATACTCGCCAGTCCAGCCTTAAGCCAAACCATTTTTATAGTCGCGTCGTTTTGTATTGTGTATTGATTATATTTTTCCATATCTTTATTATTGTGGACCCAAAAGGAATCGAACCTTCAACCAACTCCTTAAGAGGGAGGTGCTCTGACCGTTGAGCTACGGATCCTACATGCGCGAGCGATGGGATTCGAACCCACGGTCTTCATCTTGACAAGATGTTGCTTTTGCCACTAAGCTACGCCTGCTGGCTTCGAGAGATGGAGTTGAACCACCGTATACAGATTCAGAGTCTGTCGTTCTGCCTCTAAACTATCTCGAATTATACCATGTTGTTCGGAAGGGAGGAATCGAACCTCCAAAAAGTCCTGTTTCAAAGACAGGCGGATTTGCCAATGTCTCCTACCTCCGATTTTTATTGGATTGGCTGGTTATTCGACAGCACGCTTTACACAGAGGCCCATTGCTGTCCCGCGTAACCTCGACCTGTGTCGTCTTCACCTCTCTAAGGCATTTAATAATCTATCAGCGATTAGACTGCACCAACAGTTCAAGTACCCCCAGGTAGAGTTGAACTACCGATCTATTCTTTAGAAGAGAATTATTTTGTCCATCTAAACTATAGGGGCTTTGTGTTCTTAATCGGAATTGAACCGATATTGATAGAATGAGAATCTACCGTCTTAACCATTAGACTATAAGAACTGGGGTGAACGAGGAATTTTGAAATCCCGACGTCTCGGCTCACAACCGAGTGCTCTGCCTCTGAGCTACGCCCACCAGTATTTTACTCGGCGGGCAGGCGAACCAACCGTTGCTCCATATAGTTTTTAAACTCTTGGGCCTATTAGTTAAATGGACTACAAGTAAAACAGTAAAATGTGCCCTAACAGGGTAACGATCCCTGTCCTCCGCCGTGAAAGGGCGGCGAATTTGCCTACTTTCTCCTAGGGCTATGGTGCTCATAATTGGGGTCGAACCAATAACAACAGGTTTTTAAGACCTGCGCGTCTGCCGATTGCGCCATACGAGCTTAAAGTGCCCAATATAGGACTCGAACCTATAAAATCTCTCGGGTCTAAACCGAGCGCCTTTTCCATTTTGACCAATCGGGCTAATTTAAAGTGCCTCCACTAGGAATTGAACCTAGAATGATTTCTCACTCGTTTTTGAAACGAGCCTGTTTACCTGTTTCAGCATAGAGGCTGGTATGAGAAAAGAGATTTGAACTCTTAAATCCGATTAAGGACACAACGCTCTCAACGTTGCGCGTCTGCCAGTTCCGCCACTCTCATTGGTCCCGCAGGTGAGATTCGAACTCACGAATGTCCGCTTTACAGGCGGATGCCTTAGGCCACTTGGCTACATTGGGTAGTATTTAGGGGCAGGGATAAATTTTTACCGCGGGTAAATCCCTACAAGTTGCGTGCAAGTAATTTGTTATCAAGATTTTCACAACAACCATCTCCTAGGCATTTTAGCCGTCAGATGTGCCTTATCTCCCTTGCAGGGAGATTGTTCAGCCACCCTAAATGTGTCAATTGTTTGAGTCGAACAAACATTTGGGATTTTTCAGACCCCCGCCTTGAACCACCTTGGCTAAATTGACTTTAATCTAACGATATAAAATCGTTTACTATAATTTCCACCGAAGTCTGTGGATTCCCCTCTTTGTCAAGGTACTTATATGTAGAGAGCCTTCCCTCAACATATATTTTTGATCCCTTATTTAAAAACTGGCCACACGCTATTGCTAACTTGTTCCATGCAATTATTTTATGATATTCTGTATCTTCCGACTTTGTTCCGTCCTTTGATGTCCAACTTCTATTTGTTGCAACAAAAAAACGACAAATTTTATCCTCATCGCTTACATTTTCTACTTCAATGTCGTCGGTAACATTCCCAATCAGAATAACTTTGTTTAAGTATCTACTCATAATTATTTATTTGAAATACTCTGGTGCCCATCGAGAATTTTGAAATCCCGACACCTCGGATGTAAACCGAGTGCTCTGCCTCTGAGCTAGACGGGCTGGTTCCTCGTTCGTGACTCGAACACGAATCAAAGGCTTCGCAAGCCTCCATTTTGTCCTTTTAAACTAACAAGGAATTAATCTGTACATCTGATAGGGGTCGAACCTACAATCTTGCGCTCCGAAGGCGCTCGCTCTTCCAAATTGAGCTACAGATGTTATCTTTTCATTGAAACGCTTCCAACACAGCTTTCAATATCTCCCCCAATATTTTCACAGTCTATGTCTCCAACACAACTTAAAATGTCTCCACCAATGTCATTACATTTTAAATCTCCAACAATATTGGCATCCTTCAAAATGTTTCCATTTATTGTTGTGTCTCCCGCAACGTCAAGACTTACGATATCTCCTTCTACATCAATCTTTACGATTCCTTCCGCTTTGTCCATTATTTCTTTTCCATTCACAATTATTCTGTTGTTGGAAATAACAACGTTACTACTTCCAGAAAAAGATTTAATTATGTTATTAAAATTTAGTTTCATATTGATTGATTGGTGGACTCGAGAGGAATCGAACCTCCAATAAACAGATTAAAAGTCTGCTGCCTTAAGCCGTTTGGCTACGAATCCTTTACTTTGTGGACCTGAGAGGAATCGAACCTCCAAAATCTCCTCATTGCAAATGAGGCGCGATGACCGTTACGCTACAAGCCCTTATAGTTTTATTCCATCTTACTAACTCCTTTTTGTCAAGAACGTTGTGGAGATGGGTGGTATCGAACCACCGTCCAAATATTTTTTCTTTAAATTTTAAACAGGTTTAAGTTTTTGTTGTCTTTTTTCTTTTCTATACTCATGACAACTCAAGTATAGGTGCGTCCATCAGTTAATAAAATTATGCTGATAGATTTTGTTAGTCGTACTCATTGCATATTTGGAAATAAATTCCTCATCGCTTTGAGTAAGTGCATTAGATTTTGCATTTATCTTTTTAAGTTTAACGTCCTTGCGACGACCTGAAATTTAAAAGAGCTGATACTTGTCGAGCCTATTCGTCCCCTATAAATTTATAGTACCAAATTCATGTATATTTGTCAATCTTTATTATCTGGAAATCCAACTTGTGTTAAATATTTATTGAAAGATAATGATTTTTTTCGTCTATAAGATTCGCTCAATTCTCTCTCAGAAAATATCTTTGCCTTACGATCTGAAAAGAAAATAGGAACCTTACCATTCGGTCCGCACTTCGTTTTAGCAACAAATATTGATCCTTCAGGAGAAAGCTCAAACGTTTCAGGATTATTATCCTTTGGAGGGCGCGTGACTATGATTACCTCTGTTGAGTCTTGTTTAAATGCTCCAGAACCAGAAATATCATCCGCGGTTGGAACATAGTTTGCTTTTTGATTACTAGATCTCTTTCTTAAGTGTGCAATCATTATGATTGCTGTTTGGTTTTGTTTTGCAAGCCCTGCAAGTTTCTTTACAACATCAGATTGGTCTTGATATATATTTGCCTTGTCTTTGATGAAATATCCAATATGGTCAATAATGATGAGATCATAGCGTTTATTAGTCTCCTTGACAACCCTTATCATGTGGTCTGGCTCTGATATTTCCTCTTTTCCATAAACCTGAATATCGTATCCCTCAAAATCATAGTCTTCTTCAATTAAGTCAGAAAATTCTTTTTGTGATTTAACCGATGCAAGATAATCGATGACAGTATTTTCTGGCTCGAGCGCAAAATATAATACGCTCTTTTTTTGTTCTGCTATTTTTATTGCAAAATTACAAGCAAGACTAGTTTTTCCAACATTTGTATTTCCTGTAATGGTGTAAAGATGCCCAGGAATAAATCCTTTTATTAGCGCGTCTAAGTCTGGATAGCCTGTTTTGGGGGCAATCTTTTCAAGTTCTTTTTCGTCCATTCTTTCCCTCTTAATATCTAGTAAAGATTTTGGGGAAATATACTTATTTTTTTCATCACCCTGATCACTTGGCCGACGCTCTATTGAAGATTTTTGTGACCCATGTTTTATCGGGGAAGTTTTTGGATTGCTTTTTATGAAATTCATACAATCTTGAATCATTTTGTCCACTCTATGTGGTGAATGTGGTGGATCAAATTTACTTGCGGCTTCGCGAATGAATGATACGGCAATGTCCCATTCCTTTTCTGGAAATCGATTTAAAATAGAATTTGTGATCGTGCGCAAATTGTTGTGTTGAGTTCCAAGCGGAGCGTTTAAGTATTTATGAAGATCGTCCACTATTCTCTTATCACTGTTATTATTGTAGTAAGGCGCTAAGTCTGTTGTGCTAATTGTTGGAAGCAAGTCTAGTTTTTGTGTTTCTTCCCAAATATATGATCCTGTTTCTTTTGAATCTTTTTTGAATACTTTTGATGGTGGTAGCACTATAATCCCCCCATCTGATTTTATCTCAATATTTACACCCTGCTTAAATCCAGAAGTTTTAACGTCTTTAGAATATTTAAAAAAATGATGGCGTCCTCCATTTGCTGTTTTTGATCGGAGCTTGCTATTGAGGTGGAAAGACATTCCTCCAGCTTTGTATGAATCGACGTCTACCGCAACCACACCGCTAATTTCTCCAGTTATAAGTGCAATTCCCGTTGGTTTGCTTTCTTTAAACCAGTGATTGAATTCTTTATCTGTTGCGTGTCTAGACTGAAGTGGTTCCCATCCAGGAAGCCAATCAAAATCCTTATTCCAAGTCTCTACTCTGGTTGGACCTTTTGAAAAATCATACAAAGGAATAACGTTAAATCCCTTGCTACGATAGAATTCTGCCCACTCTAGAATTGTTATTGGCTTTTTCATAATATCCCCTGTTCTTTTGCTGACTGAATTAATAGACGACGAGCTCTTTTTTTCTCTGGATGTTCATCATCAATACACATTTTTTGAAATTCATTCATTTTTTGAATGTATCCTCGCGAAATTCCCATTTTGAGCCACCTCTGTAATGTTCGATAAACTGTTTTGTGTTTTTTGTATCTTTTTTGAAATTCACCAGAATCAATAAGATCCATAATTTCCGAATGTTTATCCCTGACATCTTGAATCCAGATATCTTCTTTTTTCGCAATTTCCCATAACTGTAGATCTGTACATGGTACGAGAGAACACTTAGAACAGTTACCACAATTGTCCGATAAACTACAACTGTTCTTGTTTTCCTGTTCTAGGGGGAGGACAGGAGTTTTTTTATTTTTTTTGGTTGTATTGTTATTATCATTATTATCATTATTGTTTATAGTGTCGCTTTTGTTTCGCTTTTGTTTCGCTTTTGTTTCGCCGATGGTGTCGCTTTTTGTGTCGCTTTTATATGTATCAAAATTCTGATATAGATCGTATTGAAGTACCGTTATTATCATTCCACGTGTCGCTTTTTGTGTCGCTATTTGTTTCGCCGATTTTAGCCATCTTATGCAGTGATCTATCTCAGAACTTGTTGCAGCAGTCTTTTCCTGTATCCATTCATATTTAAAAAATCCTTGTCCACGCTTGAATTGCTTATTATCTCCATGATTTACTTTATTTACGATATAAAACCATATCTTGAACCATTTATCAGGTTTTTTGTAAAAAATATCACTGTCTATTGTCTGTCTTGCCCAAATTGTTGCTCCATCATTTATTTTATTCATAGTTAGATTATTAATAACGCGCTAGGGGCAACTGCGACTCCCTAAGGTTTCTGACAGTTGCGGTGAGATCTGTGCTTGTGTTTTCACTATAGAATACGTCTATAGATAGCAAGCTCCCTCATCTTAAAAATTAGTCGCTCCCATCTTTCAGGGCATTCCCCAGCACACTATTAATAATGTTTTTAGTGTCGTTAATCAAGTTAATGTATGCTTTTATTATTTCTTTTCCATTTTCTTCAGATAGGGTATCAATAGGATATTTTTGATTAAGTTTGGAAAAGGAATAACTAATATTTGATATCCCTTGAAGTGAATTACGAAGTCTTAATATTTCTTGTGAAGTGTTTATGTTCATTGTTATATTCAAATTTTAAATTTTATCTCCACACATCATCTTCCTTTATCCATTCAATGTATATGAAAAAAATATAGTTGTCAAGAGTGTGTTTTTCTTTCTCAAAATCTTAAATTTTCCCCTTGCACTTTTGTAATTATTGAGGTACTATTTTTTACACAGGGTCTTTAGTGAAACGGTTATCACGGTGGCCTCCAAACCCGCCTTTCTTGGTTCGAATCCAGGGGGACCTGCTTAATTAAGTGTGTTTCTACAATATTAATATTTCTAGTTCTATTATGTCTGTTACTATTCAGGAGGTTCCTTTGTCGGTCAAAAATGCATTTCAAGAGTCGTCTCAGTATTTTAAAACACCCTTACAGTTGTTCCAATTTTTTGATAAATATTCACGATTCAATAGTGAAAAACAAAGAAGAGAAACATGGGTTGAAACGGTGGATAGATCTGTAAATTATTTAAAGGAATTAAGTAAAAATCTTTTATCTGATGAAGTTTATAACAGAATAAAAACCGCAATTTTAGAAATGAAAGCCGCACCCTCTATGAGACTTCTCGCAATGGCTGGACCAGCAGCGCGAAGACAAAATGCCTGTATTTATAATTGTAGTTATGCCCCGATAGATTCTATTGACTCTTTTGTTGAAGAATTAATTATCGCAATGTCTGGTACTGGAGTTGGATATTCTGTAGAAAAAAAATATGTTGGTAAATTCCCAAAAATTAAAAAACAAATAGGACTCAATGGACACACTCCAACCCATATTGTAGAGGATTCAACAGAAGGTTGGGCCGCGGCATTTAAGCTTGGATTAAAAGCATGGTTTGATGGTCGAGATTTCAAATTTGATTATTCAGAAATCAGAGAGGCAGGTGTGCCGCTAAAGATTAAGGGCGGAAGAGCTTCTGGGCCAGATCCTCTAAAAAAATTGTTAGATAAAACCAAAGAAATAATTTTGAAAAGACAAGGTAAAAAACTTAGACCAATTGATGCTCATGATATTTGTTGTTTTATTGGTGAAGCTATTGTTTCAGGTGGCGTGAGAAGAACCGCATTGATTTCCATTTTTGATATAGACGACAAGGAGATGAGAGATTCTAAAAACGGAGATAATCTTGTCGGGAACGAGCAAAGATGGATGGCAAATAATTCCGCAGTATGGGAAAGAGAACCAACAAAAGAACAGGTTTATTCTCAAATGACCGAAATGGTAGATGGACAACGAGGAGAGCCTGGAATTTTCAGTCGTCACAATGCCAATATAATTAAGCCAGAGAGAAGAAAAGAAAGTTCCTACGGCACTAATCCGTGCGGAGAAATTAATTTGAGACCATATGAATTTTGTAACCTCACCACAGCAATCGTGCGACCAGAAGATACACTAGAAACATTGAAAGAAAAAATAGAAGTTGCAACGATAATTGGAACAATTCAATCCAGTGCAACGTATTTTCCAGGGCTTCGGGATGTGTGGAAAAAAAACTGCGAAGAAGAACGATTGCTGGGAGTAGACATAAATGGATGGCTGGACACTCCTCTGCTTCGTCCAAGTAATAAAGATTTAGAACAAAATCTTTTAGAGTTGAAAAAATATGCAATAGAAGTAAACAAAAAATATTCAAAAATATTAGGAATAAATCAATCTGTATCTGTGACATGTGTCAAGCCATCTGGGAATTCATCCCAACTTTTCGATTGTTCTTCTGGAATGCACCCAAGACATTATAAATATTATATTAGAAACGTAAGAGTACAGGCTGAATCACCCATTAAAAAACTACTTGAAAGCGTAGGTGTTCCGATGGATCCAGAAAATGGACAATCTGCTGAAAATGCAAATACTTGGGTTATTCATTTTCCCGTGAAAGCCCCAGATACGGCAATTATAAAAGATCAAATGTCGGCAATAGAACAATGCGAATATTGGAAAACAATTAAACTAAATTGGACAGAGCACAATCCGAGCATCACAATATCCTACAAAGAAGATGAAGTTCCCGAGCTTATTAAATGGGTTTGGGAAAATAGAAAATATGTTGGCGGGATGTCCTTTCTTCCAGTAGATAATGCAAAATACCAACAGATGCCATACGAAAAGATTTCTAAAGAAGAATATGAAAAATATACACTCCTTTTCCCTCAGATTGACTTTAGTCTTCTCTATCAACTTGAGAAAGAAGATTACACTACTGCAAGTGGAGAAATGGCGTGTGCTTCAGGAGTTTGTTCTCTTGATGAAATGATGGCAAGCTACACAGCTCAATCTCTCGGACTCATATAGTTTTTGCCCTTGACAATTTATGAGAACTATAATACACTGTATTTCAACATGGAAAATCAAGGAAAAATAATAATAACACTGGCATCAACCGAAAAGGAATACGAATATGATAGACTTGATGTTACCTTTGATTCAAGTGATGAAGAAATTTTAAAAGCAGTTTCTCCAGTCATTCTTGAAGAAGAGGGATTTGACATAAACGAAGAACAAGAAGATGGATATTTTACTATTAAAAGAGTAGAGGATTCAAAAAATATTTATATTTTCCCGAAGAGTACTGCGGGAATATAAAGCACTTTAATAATTTTTGACAGCGGGAGTAGTTAAGTCAGCTAAAAACACTGAATTTACTACTCGGACGTATAGACGTCCTTAATCTAAGTTCATACAAGCAATTGGTATAACGATAGTCTCATTCACTATTAACCTTGGTTCGAATCCAAGCTCCCGCACATTATAAAAGTACTTTGACATCTGGGTAATGATCGATTGACAAATAGTCCCCCTTATAATATAATACTTTGTATGAAGGGGATAATCAATCAAAAACAAGAACAACTTAAGATAAACCCGTCAACGGCCAGTGGTCAACTGAGGCAGAAAATAATGTTTATGTTGGTACAAAAAAGTGGTTTAGATGTGTGTTACAGATGTAATCAAAAAATATCAGAAGTAAAAGATTTTAGCATAGATCACAAAGTGGATTGGTTATATAGTTCTGATCCTGTTTTTTTATTTTTTGATGTTAATAACAATATAGTGTTTAGTCATAAAAAATGTAATTATGCCAAAAGTGGACCGTCTCGCGTATTAAATAATAAATATGGATACAAGGGCATATATTTATCTCAAGACGAAAAAAGATCCAAGCCTTGGTATACTTGTATAAGTGTTAAAAATAAAATTATTAAAGGAAAGCATTTTTCCACAAAAGAAGGTGCAGCACGCGAATATGACAGATTAGCTCTTTTACATCGAGGATCTTTAGCCGTTACTAATCAAATGTTAGGATTATTAAAATAATTTTCAATTTATTGATAACTTTTTACCAATAAATCAAAGGTTATTCTATAAAAGATCGTTTACAAATAGATTTATCTTATTTCATTAGAGTACAAAAAAGCGCACTTTAATGAAATCATTTGCAAGCCCGAGTAGCTCAACGGTAGAGCATCATGCACTCAGTATTAGCCACTCGGATGTATAGACGTCCTCCAAGTTATTACATACAAGCAACACCATTTTAAAGTGAAGGTTCTGGATTCGATTTCCAGCTCGGGCGCAATGAACACTAAACTGGAGCACACAAAACTAGAAGATATCAATCTCTACAAAGTGGGCAATGAAATTAATCTAGTAGGCACTATCTGGCGTGGAAGAGAAGAGTCTTTTTTGGCTTTTTTTCCTGATAATAATGAGGATGATCTTAATAATCTAACTGTCCTTGATATGGATTTAGATGATTGGAAAAAGATGATCCGACAAACAGATTTATTAGAAACTGAAATTTTACAAAAAGGTCCAGAAGGAATAACTAAGGCAATCATTCGAAAGTCCCAGCGGCAAATAGACGGTCAAATGCAGTGGGCTTGTTTCAAGGATGCGAATTATCATTGTCAGTATTGCTATCGGGATGGAATTCCTTTAACTCTTGATCACATCGATATTTGGGAGGATGGCGGGGCAACAATTCTAGAAAACTTACTTACCGCATGTAGTAAGTGCAACAAACTAAGAGGTAGTCTTTATTATAGTGATTGGATTAATTCATCTACATATAAAAATAGAAGTAAAAATATTTCCGATCAGGTAAGAAATGCAAACAATAATATAGTAAACAGTTTAGAAGATTTAAAAAGTAAACGAGTTATAAATATCCGAAGTCGCTAGGTATGGGGACGACGTGTGGTGGTAATTATTGTGATTAGTAATTACCATCCATACATAGCGATTTCGAAAAAAATATATATGTCAAAAAAAGAAACACTTCCATTTTTACCATCAGAAGAAAGACTAAAAGCATATCAATTATTAGTAGATGGCTGTCATCATCTTTATTCTAAAAACAAACTTCAAATTGAAAAGGCTCTTCCTGTTGTTAAGGAATTAATACGACTCGGGCAGGTAGATCCATATTTTCTTGCACATCTCACATCATATATAGCTAAAAAGACAAAATCAAAAGATTTAAAGGTTGTATCAGCTTTTGCTTCATCGCTGTCTGCTGCAAACGGTACACCATTTTCTCCAGGATCTGAATTCAAAAAACCAAATCTCAGATATATTGGCTCATCCGCTCTTCATTTACTTGATCCAAAAAATGCTCTTCGAGTATTAGATTTTGCTAAACTTAAATTTGGAGTTGAAGGATACTATAACGAAGCTAGTCATTTTACACGTGCTCTAAAACTTGCCTTCAAAAAATATGTTTGGTATAGAGAAAATAATCCTTTTATTCTAGAGGGAATTGTAAAATCTGGAATGAAGGAAATACACAAAAATATCTATAGAGGTTTAAGAATGACCCCATCAGATCAAGCCGCTGGAATCCTTAGATGGGAACAGGTTGGTCGAAAAATAGAGCTAAAAGAGTCTCAATTTGACTTTACTGGTTTAACCGATATAGAAGTTGCGGAAAAAATACGAAAAGAAAACCTACCGATTCTTCCTGTTTTGGGGTCTCTTAGAGAAAAAATGACACCTGTTATTGCAGTCGCTATTCTCGAGCAGGCAGAAGGGAATCAGGTAGTTATTTTGAGAAAAACCTTTGAAGATCTTGGACTTTTAAAAAACAAAGAAGTTATGGCACTATTTAAAGAGAAAATATCAGGAGCCAAAACCGCACTAGATAGAGTTGACACCCTTACTAAGACCGCATCAAAAGAAGTGGCGGGTGTAATGAAAGAAGCAAAAGCACAAAGTAGAAAAGAAGAGCTTGGTGACATTGGGAAAATTTTTCTCCACCTTGATGATTCTGGTTCGATGCAGGGAGTTCGAGAAATTGCAATAGAAAAAGGGGCAATATTTGCAGAATGTATAACAAATCCAGAAGATAATTTCAAATGGGGTATGTTTGGATCAAGCGGACAAGAACTTGCAATTCCTACAAAATTTGAAAAAGATGCATTTGCACAAGTATTATTTGGTGCCCGTGATGGCGGATCTACAAACTGTTTTGCTCTTTATCCCCTTGCTCGCGAGTATGGATCTGACGTAGATATATTTGTAACCGATCAAGGACACACGGATGGAAATCTTGCCTCAAAAATCAAAAGATACCATGAGGTAAAAAATTTTCCAAAGCCACGCGCGTGTGTTATTATAAACGTTGGTTCATCAGAATGGGGTATAGAAGACATAGTTCAAAAAGCTTATGAAGACAATGGAATACCAGTTGTTGTTATGAAGCCAGAAGCATTAACCGAATCTGCACTTGTTGTGAGCGCAATAAAACAGGCTCTCGTTGGGCCATTAGCTATTGTAGATGAAATTATGGGAACAGAACTTCTTAAGTTGCCAGATTATTATATGTTAGTAAAAGCAAGTTGACAAAGTAGATTTAGTTTGATTACCTGATAGATATATGGTAATCAAACCTACAAAAAATGCTGTTGGACAAGCAGGAGTATATCGGGTTATGTCTGAACTTCTGTTAAGGGGGCACAATCCTGCAATTTTTGCTTATGATGATGGAGTAGATATTTTACTTGAAAATGGCAAAACCGTTCAAGTAAAAACTTCTAATAAAGCAACTAAGAGAAAAGATGTTTATTATTTTCAGATGGATTCTTATATGAAGTTGCTGAAAAACATCTCTGAGGGAAAATTTACAGGTCAGTATCGCCTACCAGATTTTTTTATTTTTTGGGGAATTGATGATTCTGAATGTATCATCTTACCAAAAGAACAGCTGCCTAACAAAGTTCATATTTCAATTTCTCTTAATCCAAAAAGAAAAGGAATGGGGGCAAGAAAAAACAGAAATCCACTTTTAGAATTTAAAAATAAATGGGAGTTATTAAATTAATTTTATAATTATGTCAACAAATATTGCCCCTTATGCAGGTAACACTCAGGGGCCATGGGTAAAAGGACAAAATGGACTGGTAGAAACTAGACCAAAATGGAGCGAAATGGAAGTTAATGAAAAATTTCAGGCTTTAATAGAAAGCATGTATCAACTCAGACAAAAAATAAATATAATAAATAGATCTGTTCAACCATTGAAAACCCATACCCATGATGAGGGTGGTAATCCTGTTAATGTTTATAGGGTTGATGACGTGCAAAATGAAATGAATAATGAATTTTCCATTTTGTTAGATTCTTTAGATATGAGTTCTCCAAAAGAGGAGGATGCGTGATAGATTTTAAAGAATTTACGTCTAAAAAAGATAAAATTTTTCCAATAATAAATCAACGAGGGATAATAGATGGAAGAAAAATTAAACATAATGTTGAAAATGGTTGGTATCTATTTGAGATTTCATCAAAAATAAAGAAAATTCGATCAGCAACTCCCCTAGAAATTGAAAAAACTATTAATAAAAGTAATTTTCCCCGATTTACTGGATATCCAATAGGGACAGAAGTTATCCCTAATAATTTTGAAATAATTAAAAGGTTAGGAGAACAGGAAACAGTAACTGTGCAATTTCTAAATGAAAATTTATTCTCATTTATTTCTTTTATAAAATGGGAAGATGGAAATTATTATTATCACGACACTGTTTCATCACCAAAAATTCTAAAAGAGTTAAGGGGATATTATGACGAGAATAAATCATTGTCTGGGTTGCAGGGAATTACTCCCGAACTTAGATATTACTTTTTGCTCCTTCAGTTGCAAAAAGGATTTTTACAAGCTTTTAAACCAATTAGAGACGGCTATGTCATCTCGAAAGATAGAGAAGTCGCGCTTCAAAAACTCATCAAGTTGGAAGTGGGAGATATCATCCGCAGTTCTATCATCTCGGCGGGTGGGAAGTTTTTACGGCATCACCTCGTAGGAGAAAATTATTTAGTTGAGTGGAAGATCGGAGGACAATTGGTAAAAAGTGTGATTAAGAAAGATTTACGACTAATAAATGCTGGATTTTGTCTGTCTGGGTATGACAAAGATCATAGTCTAAACTCTATTGTAAATTTAGCAAAACTATTTCAAGAGGACGAACCATTATATATTACTCGAGAATAATACTTGATAATTATAGAAAAGTATAGTATAGTATAAATATGATATTTATAAAAGAATCTGGGGCAATTATTTCTCCTCAAGATAAACTACTTGCTCTTATTGAAGGATTTCCAGGGCACGTCGATTTCCCTGAAGAACTTATTTGGAGTCTGCATAAATTAAGTCCAGGAATAGTATACAAACTTGCACACGTACACCCAGACGGAATGACAGGACTTAGCAATCGCGATATAAAAACAATGAAAACTTGGGCGTTTGCGCTCTATCCCTTTCCCATAGTGATGAGTACTATATCGCAAGCTGACGAAGGGTTTATTGAAAAAGAATACATTGGAATGATAGAGCCAAAAGAATTATGGAAGAGGAGTGAGCGGAAAGAAAGAAAATTTGAAGTATTACCATTCAATAATCGTTTTCCTTGGTGCCTACCCAAGGATTGGGACGACCTTCTTATTAATATTTCTTACCAACAGAAATAAAATGGACAATACACAACCCGTTTCAATAGAGGATCTGAAGAATATACTAGAGTCGGTATTTAAAACAGACATTGTTCCATTTCTCTGGGGACCTCCTGGTGTTGGAAAATCTTCAGCCGTAAGACAAATATGTGAAAAGAATGATTGGGATATAATCGATTTGCGCCTATCACTTTTAAATCCAGTCGATCTACGCGGTCTCCCAATGCTTGATAAAAAAAAGGAATTAGCCAGATGGCTATCTCCGTCATTTTTACCATCTCCATCTTCTAAAAGAACTGGTGTTTTGTTTCTCGATGAAATAAACCTTGCTCCCCAGATGGTTCAAGCCGCAGCCTACCAGCTTATTTTAGATAAAAGATTAGGAGAATATACATTTCCAAAACATTGGAAAATAATTGCAGCAGGCAATCGAGAAATAGATCAGGCAAACGTATATAGAATTTCTGCTCCGCTTGCAAATAGATTTATTCATTTCACAGTTGATAAGGATTTTGATACATGGGCCATATGGGCAAAAAAGAATAATATTCGACCAGAGGTTATGAATTTTTTGTTTTCAAGACCAAAACTTCTTCTCGATATGCCAAGGGAAAAAGAAAAATCATTCCCATCGCCCAGATCTTGGGAGTTTTTATCTGAACTATTAAATGCACATGGATACAAAAATGGAACAAAAATAACATTCTATTTAGAAAAAATAATACAAGGAACAATCGGTATGGGCACAGCAAAAGAATTTATAAATTATCTTGAAAAATATAATATCCAAAGAGTTGATCAAATAGTAACAACTTTTTTAGATACTGGGAAATTAAGTCTGCCATCTGGCCAAGCCATGAGACTTGCTACCATAACTGCGATATTTACACATCTGAAAAAAAACATAGTATCGGATAAAATTAGGGATACATTTTCCGACGCCTTGACAGAGGAGGAAAGAGAGGCGATGGTGGAATTTATAGAAGAGAATAAAAAAAGAATAGCAGAGAAGTTTGGCGAAACCTCTGTAATCACTGGCCCTTATGGCTATGGTGGAGGAGGTGGAAATGGAAACACCAATAGATAGATTTAAAAGAATAAGAGAAGTAATGACAGATCGGGAACCCTTCCTCTCTTCTCTCGTATATAAACTAGATTTAAAAGAAAGCTCTGAGACTAGCACATTATGTACTGATGGTAAAACTATTTTGTTCAACCATAAATTTACAGACACATTAAGTGATGAAGAACTGTGTGGCGTTTTCTTTCATGAAGTACTTCACTGCGCGATGAATCATTTATGGAGAATAGGAAAAAGAGATTTTAGTAAATGGAATATTGCGACAGATTATGCGATAAATACAACCGTCGTTGAAACATTTCCTCTTCCAAAGGGTTCTCTTTTAAATAAAAAATATAAGGGAATGTCGGCTGAACAAATATACGACAGACTTCCGAAAAATAGTGGCAAGGAAAAGGGAGGAAAGGGCAAAGATGAAAAATCTGATGAAAAAGGAGACGGAGAACAGTCGTGGTGTGAAAAAGACCCATGGGAAGGTCAGAGTAAAAAAGAAACAAATATTCTTAAAAAAATATTTGGAAAGAAAAAACAAATGAGCCCAAAAGAAAAAAGTAATGTCGAGGAGAGTTGGGAGCGCGCATTTGAAGAAGTTATATCAAAACATTATGGAAACCTTCCTTCAAATCTACAAAGAATAATTAGAGATTCTCACTATATTCCCTCATTGGACTGGAATAGTATTATTTCTTCAATACTTTCAGAAGATGTAAATGATTATTCTTTTTACCAACCAGACAGGCGATTTTTAGATGGAGACTTTTTATTTCCTGGAACATATTCTGTTGATAATTTAAAAGATGTTGTATTTGCATATGATACGTCGGGATCGATTCAAGATGAATATTTGAAATCTTTTTATCAAGAAACGCTCAACCTTTTAAATGGATTTCCAAACTTGAGAGGTTGGTCTGTCGTGTGTGATAGTCAAATACATGAATTCCAAGAGATAGATAGCACCATGTCTTTTGAAGATATGAAATTTAATGGTGGTGGGGGTACTGCATTTGAGCCTGTTTTTGATGAAATTGAGTCTAGAAGAGTACATCCAAGGGCTTTATTCTATTTTACCGATACTGATGGAAGTTTTCCAGATGAAGCTCCGTCATATCCTGTTTTCTGGTTAGTACATTCTGGTATTACCACACAAAAACCCGAATACAGTGTTCCATTTGGGGAAGTTATTCCTTTTATGAATAAAAGCTGATTGACAAATTTATTATAATTTGGTATATTATATATAATATGAATCAATTTTGTCGAATTAGCATAATACTATTCACACTTTTAATATGAACCAAAATAAAACATACGCACGACAATTGGATATTGTTAGGCCAGATGAATTAGAGTTTCCGATTTGGGTTATAGGAGCTGGCGGAATTGGAAGTTGGACCACATTAGCACTCACAAAGATGGGCTGCCAAGATATCACGGTATTTGATTTTGACACTGTAGAAGAAAAAAATACTCCTGCGCAATATTATTCTCCAGAAGACATGGGAAAATTTAAAGTAGACGCCTTAAAAGATAAAATTCTAAAAGAAACAGGATTTTCTATAAAAACAATAAAAAACAAATTTTATGATGAAATACCAGAAGAATATGCAAAAATTATTATTTGTGGTGTTGATTCTATAGAAGAAAGAAGAAAAGTTTGGGAAACCTTCATGAAAGACATTCCTTTTAAGTTTGATTTATACATAGACGTAAGAATGGCTGGCGATCTTATTCGGATACTTCTTGCTAGTCCTTTAAGCTCTCATTCGATCCATAACTACATAAAGACACTCGACCCCAATAAAAAACCCTATCAGGCTCCCTGTACCGAAAGATCAGTGGTATACAATGTTTTTATGTGTGGGGGATTGGTGGCAAATCTTGTTAAAAAATATGCAAAAAAGGAAGAGATTCCTTTTAATATAAATTTAGATATAAAAAATGTTAAATTTTTTTAAAAAGAAAACAAAATTGAAAGGGGGTGAAAATAATATGGGTAAAAAGAAAGCAGGAGACATTATGGTTAAAGTTGGTCGTGCAGGATCCAAAGCAGAAGACTATTCTCTAAACGGAGATAGAACTGTTATGGCAGCAATCAAAGCGGCTGGTTTTTCCAAAAAAGAATCAGAAATCGTCAATGTAAACGGAGAAGAAGTCGATGATATGTATACAGATCTCGAAGAAGGAGATCGCGTAATTTTAGTAAAAAACATTGAAGGTGGAGGAAAATAAAAATGGCATCATTTATACCGCCAATGCCTGAACTAACTTTAGGGGTCGACTTGGCAACGTCAAGTGAGCCAGGCACAACCTCATTGTGGTCTGGCTCTATTGGCAAAAAAACAACAAAACGAAAATCAAAAAAAATAGAAGGAGTAGCGGAAACTGTGGCTCATTTTGCAAAAGAAAAAGCTAAATTTATTGGTGAAAAGCTAAAAATCAAAAAGGAAGAAGAAGAACAAATGGTAAAAACTATGGAAGAAAAGGCAAAGAAATTACGAATAGTCACCCAAAATAAGACAAACTTGGAAGAAAAGTTTAATATTCTTACTCAAACTAAAAGAGCAGAACTTGTTGCTTCTTATCGTCGAGTTATAACTAAGCTTAAAAAATATCCACTTATTGATAAGTTTTCCGTAGATTCTTATAAGAGGGTTATTATAACCACCACTCCATTAACAGTAGTAAAGGATGGATGGGACAAACCAAAAGAAATAGGAAGATATCAAATACGAATTGATTTTTCTGAAAATTCATATCACGAAGCTATTCAGATTTTAAATATTGACCAACGCTTTGGAGACTACGACAGCCCAACAATTTTAAGAACAAAACCCTGTTGGGGGAACATTGGACAAGACATTGAAAATGAATTTTCTTCTCAAGATCTTTATGAGCTCATAATCGATTTAATTGATTATATTAAAAGTCCAGAAACAAGGGCTGGATATTTAGGAAAAGATGGTGATAAAGAACTTGGGTGGGAACAATTTTTAGAAAATGCAAAAAAAACAAAGAAAGGCTATAATTTTGAGAAACACGACCAATTAAACAAGCTTGATAGGATAAGTGGAGTGCCAGAAGAATTGGCAAGGCAGATGCAGGACCTTGTAGTCTCTGATGGTTCTACTGCAACTAGTACATCCGAATATTTGACATATGATGAGAGCTCCGTTGGTTTAATAAACTCTCAATCTTCGGCAATGTCGACTGAAGAAATAAGAAGATATTATGGAGGAGCAACAAGTAGCTCCTTAGATCAAGAAGTTGATAGGGATTTTCTAGAAGTTCTTTACAGAGTTGGTTTAAAATCTAGGGCAGCATATTACTTTTTAGATTTAATAAAACAAGAAATGAGTGGCCTCCCCCAAACAGGAGAGCGCGGCTCAGATTGGAAAGCCGTCGACATAGAGATCAGATCAAGAGGAGATCATCAGTTTATGATTTATGTAAGTTTTGAACTAAGAAATGGGATACCAATGATGATGACAGAGAGGGCGGACTCAGTTATGGATCAAGGCAGAATTGTCTCACGTTTTTTTGCCAATGAACAAGATTTCGAAAGGGGTATGATTTCAAGGTTGTTGACTCGAGGAAATATTTTTAGAATAACTTGTGAATATCCAACATTTGGGCGAAGCAGAGCGCGAGACAGAATATCAGAGCAAAGTATGACTGCTGAAAATGTACTACGAGGTTTGCAACAAGTAGAAAGCCAGCAGGAATATAGTCGAAGATTAACAGAACAGCAAAGTTAACTGAATGATACATTTAGACCTACGTTTTAAATTTAAATATTATGAAAATTATATTTCCAGTAAAGGTTTATCAAAAAATGCGGGCATATGTTAATGGAATTAAGTACGAAATCAGTGGACTTGGAAAAATTCAAAGAGTTGATGATGTTATTTTAGTACAGGATGTGAAAATTTTTCGTCAACGAGTTACCAGAACAGAAACAGTATTGGATCGAAGAGAGCTCGGAAAATTTTATGACGATATTCTTGTCGAGGGTGGAGATTTGGCCGACTGGAAGTTATGGTGGCATTCCCACGCCGATATGGATGTTTTTTTTAGCTCTGTAGATCTAAATACGATTAGTGATTTTGACAACGAAACAGATCGCAGTAATTGGATGCTTTCTATTGTTACAAATAAAAAAGAAGAACTACTAGCACAAGTTGATATATATTCTCCTATTCGGTGTACTATTCCAAATATTCCATGGGAAATTTCATACGAAGACAGAGAAGTAAAGCTTGCCGCAATAGACGAAATAACTGAAAAAGTTCAGATTGGCGAAGCACCACATCAAAATAAAAAAAATAGTATTATTTTCAAAAAAAAACATACTGAAATTCCAAGAAATTATAATAATTTTAATACCAGTGAAATATATAACGAGAATGGAGAATTACTATGAATATACTAATCGCTGGAATTGGTGCCATAGGCTCTAATTTGACCGCTAGGCTCGTTTCAGATCTAAGAGGTCATATTATAACTGTTTTAGACCGAGACACGGTAGAAGAGCGAAATACAGTGGCTGGCACACAATTCTATATGCCCAGTCAAGTTGGATTGTCAAAAATTGAGGCTCTCCAGTTTAATATTTATAAACAGTTTCAAAAAGAGATTGAAATATTGAGTGTTAATATCAACAAAACTTTCTACAGTGCAGGTTCATATGGTTTAATAATAGATTGCTTTGATAATTATAATGCTCGGTCTGCTTTACAAAAAATAGCAATTCAGGAAAAAATTGAACTATTGCATATGGGTTTTTCAGATACATTTACATTTGCTATTGAATGGGCTGAAAATTATACTGTCCCGTCTGATATTACGTCAGGGTTTGATATTTGTGAAATGCAAGGCGCATCGTCTTTTGTTAATATGGTAGCGTCAATTGGAGGATCAGTAGTCCAAGAATTTTTGACAAATAAAAGTAAAATTAACATAGTTGGAAACAGGCTTTCATTTAAAAGAATAGCTTAGTTATTGACAAATATATATAAAATTGATATAATAACGACAATTATATAAATTAGTTAAAAAATTATAAATTAATATAAATTTTTTATGGCAACATTAGGAGAATCAAATTCCAACATTGTTTATCTTTCAGTGGTAAATGGATATCTTGCACAACGAGTGAAAAAAGATGTAGAGAAGGCTGTAGAGCGAACGCTAAAAAGTGGAAAAGTCATTTATGAAAGACTTTATAATCACACATCGGGAATTATTACCAAAATAGAGCTCAGATCAAATGAGTTTGATGGGAAAACATTCAAAAGTATGAATGTTACTCTAGATGATGAAGTACAAGTTCAATTTAATGGAGGACTTGATAATCCACAAAATAAAGACATTATTAATACACTTTTATCTCCAGGTTGTAATATCGCAGAAAAGCTTACCTTCATTGCAAACAAAGATGAAGATGGATATTCTCGCGTATTTATTCTTCAAGATGGGAAGGGAATCAAGAGATTTTCTAATAAAGCAAATCCAAATGGAGTTCCACAACCAGTTCAAAAAGAAAAGCAGGGCGAAAAAGTATGGGACTGGACAGATCAAGATGAATGGTATTTCAATGAGTTTAAAAAGTTGGCGAAAAAAATAGAACAAAATGAGCCAAATAAAGAACTCGATGGAAGTGCCGCCAATCAACAGCAAAGCAATTCAAGTGAAGAGAGCAAGGACAATAGCAGTGCTGATGGGTTAGATGATTTTCCTGATAGAAAAGGACCCATTGAAAAAAAGAAAGATAAAAAAGAAGACGAGGATGAAGATATCAACAATGATGATATTCCATTTTGACACCATTTTAGACTTGACAACCGTTCTAGTTCTGTGTATAGTTGATAAATGAAAAAAAAATGTTGTAAATGTGGTGTTATGAAGGAGATAGATGAATTTTATAAACATAATCAAATGGCTGATGGATTTCTGAACAAATGTAAATTATGTACTAAGGCTGATGTTAATAAAAATTATCGAAATAATAGAGAGCATTATGTAGAATATGAAAAAGAGCGTTGGAAAAGACCAGAACGTAGAAAAATGGCTTTAGAGTATCAGAGAAAAAGAAGGGGAAAAAATAAGGGTAAAGCTCGGTGTAGATATGCAGTATCTAATGCTTTAAGAGATGGCAGGTTAAAAAAATTACTATGTGAAATTTGTGGAGATGAAAATGTAGAGGCTCATCATCCAGATTATAGAAGTCCATTAAAAGTTAAATGGTTTTGTAGAAAGCATCACTTAGAAATTGAGGGAAAAATCCCCTTTCTAAAATTAAAATTTATTCCCGTTAAGGGGAGGTGAAAACATATGAGAGTATTTCCGTACATTACTGTTGGATTAATCCTACAGGAAATTTGGGACATTTATAACAAAAAGCTACCAGAAGATAGAATGTGGAAGATGAATAAACATGGGGTAAAAACTAAACGTTTACCAGTCACGCGTCCGACATTCTACAGAAAAGAAGCTAAATTAAATTTTCCAGGCCGACCAGAAAATATTTCTGGAGAAGAAAAGAAAAAAACTTGGAGAAAATATTCAAGAGAAGAAGCAAACCTAATCATTGAACTGCTTGAAAAAGATGATAAATATTTTGGAGCAGAGACAGTAATCGCCTAAAATCTACCCACCACTATTAAGTTTCACGTCATCCCCATTATAATATGCAAGACTGACCTCTTGCGTATATTAAATTAGTGTGCTAGCTTGATATTAGTAAGGATGTCATTATCACTAAAATTTACAATGATTTCTTACTTTCTGCATCATGGAGAGAAAATGTCTTCAATGTGATGGCGAGCTTATCAAGAGAAAGTTTGAAAGCAAGAAACGATTTAGTAAGAAAAAATTCTGTTCTACAAAATGCTCAAGAGCATATTTAAAAGCTAACAAAATGGGCTGGTGGGCACCAGAAAATAAGAGGGATAATATGCCAGAGGATTACTCATGGCTATAAACCCCAACATTCTGCTTCCATCTAAAATCAACCACGCTAGTGGAGCTTCTTCTCATAATAAAAACGTAATTACAATCCCCGATTATAGAGCAAAATCAAGAAATAGAACAGTGACAGCTCACTGGAGAACATATCAAAAATATAGAGATGAAATAGCAGATCTCATACAAGCATATGCAAAAAATAGAGAAGACATATCATTCGCCACTGTGATAATAGAAGCATACTACAAGGGAAAACGATCAATTGATACTAGTAATCTTGATGATAAAATGATAGTAGATGGACTCATGAAGGTGGGAATATTGAAAAACGACACAGCTCTTGAAAATCCAGAAGTTATAAAAAGAGTATACCCGAGTTCAGGTCATGATTCGCTCGTCATATCTATTATAAAGAACAAATTAAGACTATGATATAATTTATGTCAGACTAGGGTTGGTACTTCCTTATTTTCACATACTACATGTGAGTGTTTTGGTTAGTGTTCACCCAACCCTAGTCTTTTTTTATAAAATGCAAAAAATCTTCCTTAAATAGTACGACTATCTCTTTATCTTGAATTTGTACTGATAAAAATGGGAAAGTTATATTTTCATCACTCCAGAAGAAGGGGGTAATAAAGATAAAATTAATGAAAAGATTATTCTATCAACTCTGTCTGCTTAAGTAGTTTTAAAAAATCACCCTTTTCCATTATTATTAATTCAACGTCTTTAATTAAAATAGACATTAAAGGAATGCGGTATGAAAAAAGTGCTTCGTCCGAAATTTTCTGCCATTTTTCAAGCGAAACAGAATATGATTTCTTATCTGTTTGCTTTACCTCGATTAAAAAATCTATCGTCTTCACATCTCCAGGATTTGCCCATGAATTTCCACTTCCCTTTACCATTTGCCCGCCAAAATCCCTACTATCTTTTTTTTCCTTCTTTTTCCAGGCGGTTCCTGTATTAGTAAACTTCTTCTTTTTTTTCATGAATTGATTCGTAGAGTTCAGCAGCTTGATCGGCAATCATTAATAGCTTGACAATTGGATATCTTTCAGTAGCAGATTTAAACGGAGATCCATTTGGATAAAAGAAGTGTAATGAAACATCCCAGGCTCCCATATGCCACCTTATGGCCGACATCTCTTCTATGGTCAATTCTACATAGCGAGATGCGATGATAACAGACTTTTCTCCGTGACCAAGTGGCCACTCTTCTTCAACTTTCCATATTTTCATTTTTCTCCATTGATTAGATTGATCCTTCCATTCTTTATCCCATGCCGTTCCCTTGATGTAGTATTTTGTTTTACAAATATCGTGAAGTAAGGAAGCAATTATAATTTCGTTTTCAGGAAGATCTAATTTGAGGACTTTATTATTATGTATTGCATATTTGTAAACATTTAAAGAATGTTTGACAAGTCCGCCAGCGTAGTTTGAATGATACTTAGCAGATGCTGGATCATCCTTCATATCGACAGACTCGAGATATTTGATTAGATTGTCTATACCCTCTCGTCCAGTTTTTTTCAGAAGTTCGCAGTATTCGATCCAATTCTTATCTATATCTGTCATACTACATTATACAATATAATTATTCTTCTATATGTCCGTCTTCGTAAAAGAACTTAAAGCTTCCTGTCCTGAAGGGAATTGCAGTTTTATTCTTTGTTACATTAAAGGCAACAACTTGTCCTATGACTGGTTTAGTTTTTTTATCTTCAAAGAATATCTTATCCGCCTTTTTTACTTCAACTCGAATCGAAGCATAGTGGGCAAGTGATCTTCCACCCGTTGTTGTGGTTGGCGGTCCGTACATTGTGAGTGTTGATCGTAGTTGGTTTATAAAGATAATAAGAGTATCTTTATTCAATGCGTTTATTTTTGCCAATGCTTTAGACATAAGTCGCGCCTTTGGAGCCATGAATGCCTTTTCAAGACCTTCGTCCATTTCCCCCTGAGTAATCATTGCCGCAACAGAATCTATTACAATAACTCCAGGTTCTGCGGCAAGCAAAGAACAGACTGTTTCTAAAGTACTTTCTCCAATAGAAGACTGCATAATAATAAGATCATCCATATTCACTCCTAGTTTTGTAGCAAAAGCAGGATCAAAAGAATCTTCTACATCAATATACACGCACTCTCTTTTTTTCTTTTGAGCGCTTGCAATAATTAAAAGAGATATAAGGCTCTTTCCTCCAGAAGGGACACCATATAGCTCTACAATTCTTCTTGTAGGATATCCGCCACCAATAGCATCATCCATTTTTTTGATGCCAGAAGAGAATCTTTCTGTTTTGATACTTGACATATCCTTCATAGTTCCGATTATATTGGATCCAAACTTTTTGTTAATTTCAGCAGCAATACGCTTTAATGAAGGTTTTTTATTGGAGATTTCTATCTTTTTTTTAGATTTTGCCATATATTTCTATAACATTTGTGTGTTATTAGTTTATGTAGGGACGATACGATTCGAACGTATGATCTTTACTTTATAAGAGTAATGCTTTACCGCTTAGCTACACCCCTTGGTAGACACAGGTTGAATCGAACAACCGATTTCTTCTTTATCAGAGAAGCGTCTTTCCGCTCGACTATGCGTCTTTTTAGAGGTCTCTACAGGAATCGAACCCGTGATGTCTACTTTGCAGGTAGATGACTTATGCCACTTGTCGAAGAGACCTGGCGGAGGAAGCAGGAATCGAACCCGCAGGTCAGTTACGACTAACTGGTTTCAAAGCAGCATCCTCACCGTTCGGATTTCCTCCTATTATTTTTATACTTAATATTTGTTTGAGCGAAATACCAGAATCGAACTGGTGTAGCCTCGTTGGCAACGAGGTGCATTAGCCGTTATGCTAATCTCGCTTAATGAGCAAGTGACAGGAGTCGAACCCGCGTTTACTGCTTGGAAGGCAGTCGTTAAACCGTTTAACTACACTCGCATTTCTTTTAATGGCTTGCTTCGATAGAGCTGTTTTGTACACCCACTACATTTATATGTAAAGATTTCCCAATCAAATCTCCAAAAAGACTTATCTTTATGTTCGATTAAAACATAATTATGTGGACCCTTTAGTTTTTTACAATACTTTGGGTCTTTTCTTTTTCCAAAGTGTTGATGAAACTTTTCCCATCCACTTTGATAGTATTTTGGACTGCTCCAATTTACCATATCTTTACTTCTCATGTCAGTATAGCAGGACTCGGACCTGCGACCTCTAAGTTCCAGGCTTAGCGCTCTTCCATCTGAGCCATATACTGTTTTTCTTTTTTATGTGGACAATATCCCATGAATCCCTTAGAACAGTTACAATTATAACAAAGGATTTGAAATCTATTTTTAGGGTATTTGTTCTTTTTAATCCACCTGTACATTGCATCGCCACTACCGCCAACTTCTTTTTTATGTATTGCACCATCATTATTTATATGATCTATTGTTAAGAACTCTAACCTTTCCTCTCCACAACAGGAACACTGTCCTCCATAATGACTTATTACATCTTTTTTATTTGTTGACCTAATTTCTCTATTCTTGTCCCTACGTTTTACCAAACAGGATTTGCAATAACCATATCCGTTTACAGACTTATTAGGGCAGTCTGAACAAAATCCTAAAGATTTTCTTTCTTTTCTGTTTTTATACATTTTCAAATAAACGGCATACCCTACCTTCTAAGCTACTTTCCGTGGCGGAAGAAGTAGGATTTGAACCTACGAGTCCGAAGACTACAACTTTAGCAAAGTTGTTTGGATAGCCACTCCTGATTCTTCCTTTTTATAGACTAACATACTTATTATTTTTTATCAACATTAATTAGAATTTGCCAATAGTTGGTAGTTTGATTTCCACTCTGGAGTAGCCATAATGAAGTCTGCATATGATGAATAGTCGTTTGTTGCTCTTTCTGCATATGTATTTGGATCACCAGCATATCCAGCATTCTGAATTGCTTTCAAATATGCAACTGGATCTTCTCTCAAATTATATGCCTCGGCAAACTTCTGTTGATGCTCTGGGCTTGCATATCTATCAAATTGTCCAGAAATAAATTTAGCATAAGCCTCAATACCCGCTTCTGGTGTTTCGAATGTAGAAGCGTTTCCTGGATTTGAATCCCAAGCTCCAATATTGTAAAAATTATTTCTTGAAGCTCCAAGACCTTGACCCCTTCCCTCACCAGCGTACATTCCCATACCCACAGCATATGGAATTTTATATTTATCAAATATTGGTGTTGCCATTGTTTGGAATTCTTGAGAATTTTTAGGCAATACCGCTGTATTTTTTTCTATAAATTTTGAAGGTTCTGGTGGGCGATCATTGTATATTTGTGTTTCATATGGGCTCATACTATCGAATGTCCATCCATTTCGTATATAATTTTGTCTTTTTAGCATTCTTTCATTTTCTTTTATAGCTGGCGCTGAAATTGGTGCAACTTCATTATTTCTGTCGGGCATACTAAATCCAAAAGTATCTGCCCACTTTTGAACATTTTGATAATTTTTGTCGGGGAGCCGTGCTGATTTTATTGATCCCAAGAGGGATTCTAGTGCTGATTGTTTTGCCATTATACTTTTCCTAATTGATAAATAGAGCTTGTCATTTGTGGTATTTGAGTTGAAATTTTTGTACCCGTTCCTGTTCCAAGATTTGTACTTATTTTTTGGAATTTAGGAATTGATGCGCTCAATTTTCTCATTACCCCATCGGACAGTTTAAGATTACTCAAACTAATTTTATTTGGACCCTGAATTGAAGTTCCCTGTGGAGAGTATTTTGCCGAAGATGGAGATTTAAAGCTTACTAAGCTAGGTTTTTTACCTGCTGATTTTGCCTTTATTAGACTCTTTGATTTTCCATCCCACTCCATACTCTTGAGATAAGTTGCTTCTGCTTTTGAAAGAACACCAGATTTCTGAAGTTTATTAATGATAGTGTCGGTAAGAAGTGCCTTTCTAGATCCCTCAGAAACTCTTCTGAAAGAAAGTAAAGTATCAAGCATTTCTTCATTCGAAAGTCCCTGAATAATGGATGTAATTTCCTCAGTTTGTACATCGTCGGGCAAATTTGTTTTAGAGTCATAAATCATATCCTCCATCGTAATTCCTTTTTCTTTCATTTTTGCTTCAATGATTGCCTCGGCCCCAGGCTTATCCCCATATGTTTCAATAAGTTTGTCTATTGTTTTATAGTCTGCTGATCTTTTTAATAATTTTTGTACAGGCTCAGACATTCCCTTGATTTGATCCTCAATATCTGCCGCAACGGTAAGCTCTACCGCATCGGCAATACTCCATCCACCAGCAACGAGAGTATTTTCTATTTGTTGTTGAAGCTCTGGACTATCTGTTTCGAAATACAACTTCATTCGAGATTTAACGTCTGCATCCGAAAGCTTTTCCCCATTTGCAGTTTTAGCTCCAGATACTTTCAAAATGTCACCACTTTCAACTGCTTTTTCAAATTCATTTGTTATAGCTCTTTGTTGGTTTTCTTTTACTCTATTTTTATATACTGCGTCAAACTCTGGATTTGCATCTCCAACAGAAATTGGAAAGGCAACGTCTGAAAAATTTCTTCTTGATTCTTCTCCAGTTGGGGTTGTATGTGGGTCCATTCCAAATGTTTGACCGACAACAACTTTTTGTATTTCTTCTTTGAATCCCTTACCCTTTCTAAATATTGGATCTATTATTGAGTTTATATATCTCTGCATTGAGCTCCATGGTATAAATTGAGTTGAGTTGTACCCAATTATTTTTCCTGGACTTGTCCCCAAGTCTCCAGAAAGTGTTCCAGCAATGCCACCAATTCCTTGTATCGGTGTTTGTTCTGCAAAAAATTTCCATGCGCTTAAAATTGCCGCCCCTGCCTGCTTGAGTTGACTGTCTGTAAGAGCATACTTATCTTCTTTCGCATAATGATGAAATGCCATAGGTATTCCCGCTGCCCAAGAAAGTGGTCCCAATACGGTTACTGGAATCCATTGTTTTGTAAGTGGAGAATAAAATGAATATGGTTTTCTTCCAGATGCATAGAATGCCGCGCGACCCTTTTCGTCTTGTGGGGGTTCCCATGCAGTCATTCCTTTTGCAGCCATTGCCATAAAACCAAAGGCAACAAGTGTCCCCATTTGCATTTTTGCAATTTGATCTGCTTTTCTCGTATTTCCAACAAGAGTTGTTGGACCTGTCACTGGTGTGAATTCCCATGACATTTTTGCGACGTTTATAGGAATATTTACAAATGGAATGAATAAACGAATAGGGGGCCCAATAAATGATAGTCTTCCAGCTTGTGATATCAGAGTTTTTGCCCGATCAAATGCAGCTAAAACGGGTCCTTGACCAGTGGTATTGTATGGATCATTTTTGTTATTATAAAGCCAATAAGTTGCAGTTTCTACGGCTTTTTTATTTGCCGCTTCTTCAGACAATCCCTTACTAAGTTGAACATCTTTTTCTCCAGCTGAAATTATATTTGTCATAAATCGATCAGATGCAATAAGTAGGCGTTTGAAGAATTGAAGGTATACTGGCATATTTTCAGAAGTTAGTGCGGCAATACTTGCTACATTTGTATCGTAGTTATCTCCATATTTTGATTGTATATCTAAGGCAGTCAGTGTTCCATTCATCACATCACCAAACTCGGATACAGCGGTACCAAATCCATTTAACTGTCCCTTATAATATTTTCCAACATCCGAAACTTTAAATTCTCCTGGTTTTCCAAAGATGTCAGTTATTCCCGAAAAAAGAAAGTTATTTACACCCTTCAAAAATAGAGTACTTGGATATAGTACTTCTGTATTCAAAATATTAAAGAAAGAATTCTTCATGTGTGTGCGTGGACTTGAAAGCATATTCTCATATCTATATGCGTCTGTGTATTGCATGATAGATGGAGGGATGTCTTTTGTAATTGTTCTTAATAATTTAAGCATTGCCGCGCTTTTTTCTTTAGGATCACTGATTCTCTTTATATTTTTCATTTCAGATATAATCATACTTTCCATTTCTTTTGTTACTTTAAAGTCATTTTTTTGTCCAATAAGATTTTTAAAATGCCACTGCTCGTTTGCCTGATCGTGAATTTTATTTGCCCAACGAATAACAGACTGAGAAGATCTTCCAGACCATTTATGAAGAAATTGCAAAATTTGTCCAGGCGCAGTTACTTTTTCAGCAAGTTTATTATCAATTCTTGTTGCAAGAGAGTCTAGTCTTTCTGCTTCTGCCATATTTCCTGCTTTTTGTGCGGCATCAGCCTGTTGTTGTAGAGATTCATCTAATGCAAAATATATACCAATAAGTTCATTTGTGAGCTCTTCATTCGAAATGGCGCGCTCAACCGCCGCTGTTTCATTATTTTTAACATATTCCCTTCCAAGGCCCATTCTTCCTTCATCTGTGGTTGTGTCATATAGATGAAAAGCCTCTTCTTTTATTTGAGATCTATTTTCTTCATTATTTTTGATTGATTCGATTAATTGACTTTGTTTTTTCCCAGGAAATGTTATTTGTTCAACAGGAACGCCTGTTTTACTTTCCGCAACAGAAACATATTGCACTCCATTTGCATCAAGACCTAGGTAGCCCGTTACAGTAACGTTATGATTAACCCCACCAGATGTCCATACTGCTTTTCCAAGTGGGATCTCGGGCGCAACTTTTGGTTGTTTGTATGTGCCATCTATTTGCGTTTGTTCTACTGCTGTTTGTTCTGGGGCAACTGGAGTAGTTAATTCACTCGTAGCTCCTTCACTTGGTGGTCCAGCTTGAACATCTTCTCCAACAATATCAACAGTTGGTCCTGTTTCTGTTGGTGGCACGTCAACAACTTTATTTTTCTCTGATGTTTTCTCTTGGCCAGCGATTGCTTCTTGAATAATTGGAATTATTTCTGTTATGTCTTTTTGTTGTAATGTTGCATCTCCAATATACGTATTAGCAAAGTCCCGAATAATTTCATCTGCTTTTGCATAATTTGGATCCATCAAATCTTGCAACTCAGTTGCATTATTAACAGTATTAATTGCTTCATTTACAACCGTAGTGTCTTCTGGGTCTATTTTTGTTTGGATTCTTATGTCTGGTGTAGTTTCGGGTTGCTTACTTCTTGCGAATTCCTTTTCAGCAAGCGCCTTTCTCTCTTCTATTGTTATTTTTCCATCTAAAAAATCTTGTTGTATTCTGTTTACATTATCTCGAATGCTTGATTCTACGCCTAATGCCTCGGCGGTATCTACGGGCGCGGCAGGAGCGTTCTCAGCCCTCGCTGGAGTGCTCATATTAATACTTGGAATATTTAGTTCTCCACCGTCTCCCTGCGCCGCCATTTGTTTAATAGATTTTCTAACTTCCATTCCTTTAGTTCTGATTTCTACATCAGTTGCTTGTGGATAAATTTGTTTTAGAAAGCTCATGTAGTCTGAGTCTCGAGCAGAAGTTGTTTTTGCATTTCCAACAATATAGAGCGCCTTATCAATATCATTTTTAAAATTAAGAGTATAAAGTTTATCTCCATATCCGTATCTTGGTTTTGCATTTCTCAAATCACTTGGAAGAGTTTCCTGTTTTGATTGATTAATATCTCCTTTTGCAATAATCTCATCAATCCGCTCTATCTGATTTGCCGCTTCATTTAGATGTAAGTTGTTAGGATTTCCAAATACTTCAGCGTTTTGAATATAATAATCACGCTTCCAATTACCAGAAGTCCCAACACTTTCATTTATAATTTTATTCAGCGCTGCCCTAAGAGCTTTCAAGTCATTTTGATTTGTTGATGTATTTATTATTTTATCTGCTTCCTGTTTTATTATTTGAGCCCCTTCTTCTGGTGATTGTGCAGATTGTAGAGAGCTTTCTATATCTTTTTTAAATATATCAGTACTAATATATCCCCCTTCTTTTACGTCTTGTGGTAAAGATTGGTATGCATTGTATGATCCTATCATTATGTCTGTGCTAACCGATCCTCCTCCACCCATAACTGTTCCAAAAAACACACTTTCTGGAACGCCTGCAAAAAGATCTCTTTTATGATCATAATAAACCCGAGCAATAGAATTTTGGACAATTTGTTGTATTCCCTCGGTCACACCTTCCTCTGGCATAGCTACTGCCATATTTTTTAATATTTCTTTGACAACCAAACCAGCTGCCTTGCCTCCACCAGCTTTATTAATAATGCTACTAATACCAAGAGTGTCAAGTATTCCATTAATGGCTCCAACCAAGTTGGCTGTTTTCATGGCGGTTGGATCGTCTGCTCCTGATTTTTTAGCCTCATTATATACATCTCCTGCGTTCTGTAAATACGATGGGGAGAATCCAGCAGCATACCCCAATACAGGATTCTTAGTAGTGGCAGAAACAGCAACTCCAATTCCAAGAGAGGTCAAAAAGCTTGGTACATTTACCGAAAGCATTCTTCCTACCCATTTTGGATCTTTTAAATTTTCTCCAAATCCTCCATGATCTTGCATAACTCCAATATTTTGTTCCATTTCTTGTTGTGTTTTATCTACGCCAGCTATTCCACCCTGTAACAATCCTTGTTTAACTCTGTCAAGTCTATTAGAATCTGCTCCAGGGAGATTTTTAAATGGAAATGTGACGGCTTGAGCCTCTTGATAACTTGGTCCCATATTTTTCAATGCATCTAATCCCACCCCGAGTCCAATCTTTGCCTTGTCGGCACTTAATTTAAATCCATATGGGAGCGCTCTCCCTGTTTCTTGAAGTAAATCTTTTCCATATTTTAATGCAGTAGTTAGCTTATTTTCTTCTGGAGTCGTAGGAATTTTAATTGGGGTATTAAAAGGAGCGTCTTTATAATTATTTTGAAAGCTTTGTCGTACTTGATCTTTTTGATCTCTAAGGGTCATTGGAATTTTTGGTGGTTCGGGTGGAGTATATGGCGTGTATGAAATTCTTGGGCTTTGTCTTTGTGTTGAAAATGATATGTTATTTCTTACTGGAGTAGAAAACGCATTGCTACTCTTAATTTGTCCCACATTATTTGATGCCTTAGAAGTATTACTAAAGTTGTGTTGCATTCCTTGAATTGCTTGTTTCAATTTATCCAGAAAATTCATATTATTGTGCTTGTTGGGAATATCCCATATTGACCGCTGGTCCGATAGGTTGTTCTACTCCGATAGGTTGTTCTACTGGTTGCGGATTATTAATATTATTCATATAGAATGATTTCATGTATCCAATAAAGTCTTGTTCTTTTGCTTTAGGATTAATTTTTTTAAAAATATGCCAATAAAATGCGGGGGGCAAAGCTTCCTCCGCAAACATTTCCTCTACTAAAGCTTTTGGATTTCGTTTCATATATTCATCTCCCCATCTTTCTGTATACTCTTCTATCACTGGTTCATTTTTAGGGTGAAACAATTCTGGTGGTACGAGCCGTGGAGCTTGATGTAATAATTCATGCTTTATGACAGTCTCGAGTTCTTTAGGATCTTTGACTTCTGAATTTATTCCTATATATGCTCCTGGTTTACCAGAATTTGCCGCTCTACCAAACCATTTTTCATCTGGTCCAACCTTTTGATAAACAATAGGCACCTTACTCAAATATTCTTTTGCCGCTGGTCTAATATTACCCCCTAATAATATTTTTTGTTTGATATTTTCTAAATTTGGATTAGTGGGATATTGGACATATTCGGATGGTCTATAGTCAACTGCTTGAGCAGATGCGTCACTTACTTGTGGTTCGTCAAAAAGTATTGGTCCTACCCTTGCTGGAATTTTATTCCACTTATTTGCAGCTTCTTCATTATATTTTCTCTGTTCGGTTGCTTGTTGAGGTGTAATTTCTTTAATAGATTTTTTTCGATCATCTATACTCCATTGAGAAACAGAGTAAGGAACCGAAGAGACCATATTTCCGACAGCTTGAGCCGCATTAGAACCTACCCTTTGTAATATATTTTTTGGCTTTCCAGTTGGAATATTAATTGGGGTATTGAATGGGGCATCCTTATAGTCTTTCTGAATACTTTGAAGTGATTTGTTCTGACCATCATTATATTTTTTATAGTCAGTACTGAAGTTTTTTGGGTCAAATTTGAGTCTATTTTCTTGTGTAAATGTGGCAAGTTTTGTAGTAGACGTCGTACCGATTGATCGGTTATTATATTTCTCGATAGCGTCGTCTAGTGCTGATTTGAATTTGAGTGCCATACATAGTTTTTTTTAAGTGTTTATCCAAATGGACTTAATGATTTAAACTCATCATTTTGATCGCTTGGCTTGTATGCCGTATTATATTGTACGGTTGGAGCCTGGTAAGACAGATCTGGAATTCCCGCTCCAAATTCAGCAAGTGTTGCTTTAATTTCTTTTGGAGTAAATGCTCTTCCTGCAATCTCCTGCATATTAGTAAGGGCTGCCATTGCTAATCCCTGTCTAAATTGCTTGTCTTGATCTGAAAGATATTGCATTCTAGTTTGTGTTTCTCTCATGATAGCCATTTTGTCTCGAGACTTATTTGCCATAGTATCAGCCTTTTTCATATCAATTTCAGTAAGTCTATCTTCCATATTTTTCTTTAATTCTGCAACCGCCTCTTTTCTATACTGCTCAAGATCATCTGTTTTTGATCTTACATATTCTTTTACTCTAGTTACTTGTTTTTGGAAATCAAGAGCTCCACTAACTTGTTTTTCTCCGATGTTTCCTTGCTGTCTTGCAAATTCCTGATTTGCAAGTTCACCAACAGCTCTTCCAGCTGATCCACCAAGCCCAAATCTAGCTCTTCCTTGCTGACTAAGTGCATTAAATGCGCGCACAGCTTGCTGATATGCAGTTTCAAGTGTTTTATTAAATTGTGTCTGCTGATCTCCAATGTCACCAATCAGGTTTTTTTCTTCAGTTCCAAATTTTCCAAGATTTAAGTCAATTTTACTATTTAAGTTAGATTCATCCGTTGCAAAACCTTCTCTAATTCTATTCCCAGAACTATCAAGCGCACCAAGCGTTTCTGAATATAAAGCATCTAATTCTCTATTTTGTTCCTGTTCTCTTATAATTTGTTGGTTTATTTCGTTTTGTCGATTTTGTTCCTGTTCTCTTCTAACACGTTCTAACCCTCCTACATCACCTCTTGCAACTCCGAGAGCATCGTAGTCTGCGTCTGATGGGCTGCTATTGCCACCCCTATTACCACTATTATTATTAGTAGGTGCTGGGGGTCCAATAAATCCGCCAGATGTATTCGAAGTTCCCGTCATTGCTCCTTGTATTTGTCCACTTGAAGGAGATCCATAACTTGGATTTGTATATACTGAATTTAATTTTGGATCATTTGTTGGCTGCCCTGGTTTTGGTAGATTTGGAATGATATCACTACCACCTTGTCCCGTTTTATTTCCCGTAAGCATTTCTGTTATGCCAAAGTCTGGCAAACCAAACCAAGACCCTTGATGTATATTTACCATAATATTGTATTAATTTGATAACTATGTTATAATGTATCTATATGATTTCAAAAATTTTTATTTTTATAATTTCGCTCATAATAGGTTTTTCTATTGGGTATAGAGCTTCAGCTTTAAATCAAAAAAATATTGATCCGACTGATTATTCTATACGTTTTCAAACCACGCACTCTATTAATGAACGAGATTTATTTGATCTCATACAACGATGGAGATATGATAAATATCTCGATCCTTATGTAAAATCAGATGCTATTTGTAAATTTGCTGAGCTTCGTCTTCAAGAAATAAAAGCTGACTTTTCTCATGATAAGTTCTATTCAACCAAAAATCCTCCATGTAGTTCTTGTCAGTATGGTGAAAACATAGCTGAAGGATATAATTTTTCCGAAGAGGTTTTAAATGCATGGATTAATTCACCTACACATTTAGAAAATTTAGAAAAAGATTTCAAATATAGTTGTATAAAAACAAATGGTTTTTATACCGTTCATACATTCTCAACTCTTTAGGGCAAAAAAAATCCACCCCTTTTTCTTCGGATGGTTAAATGCGAACGTTTCGCTACCTAACTATTTTGTGTAATAAAATTCTTTTACTCTAATAGTAAAGAACTATCTTTTTGTTTGTCAAGTGTTTTATCCACCAAATCCCTGTTGTGGGGGTGGCGACATAGGTGCTTCTTGCATACCTTGTCCTAATTCTCCTATTTCAGAAACCTTTGCTTCTTGCTCTTTTTCGACTAGTTTATTCAAAAGCATAACAATATTTCTTGCGATCTGGATTTCTGTTGGATCAGTAGAATTAGTTATATATTTCTGTAATTGCTGTACCGCTCCAATAAGAAATTGTGAATTTCCCGCGCCCTGTCCCCTCATGAACTGATTATCTTCTGGCGGCACTTCTGGCCCTTGTGGAGCTTGTCCTTGCATTGGCATTCCTCCACCTGCTCCTTGTGGTGCTTGTTGTGATTGTGATCTTCTCATTGCAGCCATCATGCCCGCAAAGGGGTTTTCTGTTGGTTGATTATCCATTTCAAAAAGTAAATAATAAAAAAGCCACCTAGATTATTTTGGTGGCTGGTAGTAACTGACAATGTGTGTATGTGTTACCTATGTAAACATTAAAACAGACTAATTTATACTTTGTCAACTCTTTTTTTAAAATGGAAACAATGATATAATTAAACATATTATAAATTGTAAAAAGAAAGGGATTATATGAAAAACAACCGCGAACTTTATATTTATGAACGAGGAAATTGTACTGGATGTGAAACACACAAACCTGTAAATTATATGGGTATTTGTGAAGTATGCGACAAAGTAGAAAATCACGTAGACAGACCTAAAGAACATTCGATAGATGTTAATGGTAATTGCAATATGGGGTGTTGTTAAGATATAGTGGCTCTCCCCTCCCCAGAACGTGATCTTTTAGACGTAGAATGAGTTCTGTTATTGACAAGACAGTAGAATAGGTGTATTCTATGGTTAATGAATACAAAAATAATAAAATATCCAAGATATAAAATAAATTGCCCTATATGCGGAAGATATTTCACAACTATTTTTAAAGAAAAAACCGCATGTTCAAAACAATGTCAATGGAGAGTTGATAGAACAAAGTTAAAAAAATGTGAAGTCTGCAATAAAGAATATAAAAGCTATATAGATAGTCAAAAGTATTGTTCAAACGAATGTAGTCAATCTACTTATGGAAGAAAGGTTTACACAAATAGAGGAATAGCCCCTGGAACTGTCGGATCTATTTCAGAACTTGAAGTATCAACTTATTTATTAAAAAATAAATTTAATGTTTTTCGTGCATTGTCTCCTCATTGTTACTGCGATGTAATAGCTGAAAGAAATGGGAATCTTTATCAGATAGAAATAAGAACTGGATATAGAGGAAAAAATAATAGACTAACATTTGAACAAACATTAAGGAAGACAGCTAATCTATATGCTGTTGCAGAAAGGAATACTGGAGAGATTATACTTTTAAATAAAGATAAGAAAGTAATAAAAATAGATGATTTATAACCCAAAATATGATGTGTGTAGCTTATAAATTTAATACTAATATGAATAAAATTGATGATTACTTAAAAAAAGTGATTGAGAATTTAGAAAATGCCGATTACTCAAAAGATGTAAACCATAAAGCTTTGTGTCTGGATTTAGCCGAGTTACTAAATAAAGCTATTAACTATCGTTACCATGACTTTCATAAAAATAGTTTTGATGCTCCCAAAATGAAATTACATACTGATTTGTTGGAAATTGATAGAAAAATGCAAGATGGCGAATATGATAATTAAAAATATATGAAAATAAAAAAGTTTTTTGAGCCAGTCTATAAATTTGAAATGGTTTTTATAACGGATTGCACTTTTGATGAAGCAAATAAAGCACTGAAAAAATGGGGACTACCCTTAATTTCAGAAGATTTAGTAAATACCATAGGTGTTGCGCTACCTTTATATGAAAAAGATTTCCCAAAAATAGTTAGGGGATATTCATACTATATATGGGTCAAGAGTAAAAAGGATTTCTATTGTTTATTGCACGAAGTCACTCACATGGTCATAGATACTTTTGAGAATAAAGGGCTAACAATAGACACTCATAAATCATCTCAAGAAGCATTTGCGTATTATGTTGAGTATTGGTTTAAAACATTATGGCGATTTATGAATGAATCAAAAGTTAAGAAAAAGAAAGGAGGTGGAAAATAATGGATGACAGAAACCCAAGTAATTTACAAACGGACGAGATACATGCTTTCAGAAAAGCAGTCGATGCTGTTATAAAAAGCGCACAGGCGCTTCAGGGAAAGGCAGGTCATGGTGGTGGGGGTCGTGAAATAAGTCTTGTCGTAACGAAATTACAAGAAGGAAAGATGTGGGCTGGAAAAGTTCTTGAGGAGATTGGTAGCGAATTACCAGAACAATATCGAGATGAAGCAGTAAAGTAATTTTTTGCCACTTACTCCGTTATGGAGTAGGTGGGAGTGAATTATCAGCTTGATATGGAAAACTAGTATGCAAATAAATGGCATCAAGATATACGCAACGAAAAAAATAGCTAGGGCGCTTTTAGGGAAAATAAAGTGTAGGTCGTGTGGTGAATTTGCATGGAAAACAATTGCCAGAATCAAGACTGGTAGTGGAAAAACATGCAGTTCAGAATGTAAAAGGGATTATGAGATAAACAGTTTTAATTATTAAGTCACGGGAGGTTTTGAATTTTGTTTGGTGAAGAGGTTATGAATCTTAGGTAGGTTTAGGCAGATTCTAGGCAGACTTATTGTTTTATTTCATTTTTCCAATGCTCTTGATGTTGCCCGTTATCATTAGCCATTGATCTCTCGGCATGGTTCAATTTATCGCAGTAATTAGGATCAGGTACTTTTAGGTATTCCTCCCACTCATCAAAATCAGAACCACCGTATTTTATAGCTTCTTCTTTTTGAGTAGGGGTAAAGCGTTCCATAATCTTATATGATATCTGGTGTTTGCATAGTTCCTGTAAGATATCCTTTATCCTTAAGCGCTTGTTTTTGGATATCCCACGCTCCAACAGATGCGGCAACATTGATTACCTCATCAATAGGAAGAAAGAGTAGCGCAGGGGCTACTGCTTCCCAAAATCCTTGCTCGTTTTGAAATTCTTTGACTGGCGGTACGTAGCTGTAATCCATTTCTGACATAGATTTACATAGGTTTAACTATTATTGCATAGATTTTATTACATCCTCCCCACCGATACCATCGGTTGCACTCTATGCATCGGGGAGGAAGGTTAGATCAGGATATCTCCTTATAGCACCAAGCTTGTCTGACAGCAGAGGCTTGACAGCTGGTACATTTTGAATAATGGTATTATGCTCAGTACCTATGAATTTTATTATATCACTCACTATCTGATAATACACCACTCCACACAAGTCCCAAGTTCACTCCAAAGATGACAAGTGCTGAAATAGCCTCACTTATCTCCTTGAGGTTTGGAAATGCGAATATGATGATTGCAGTAATTGCAGTGCCAAGCGTGATACTGGTTCCTGCGTATTTTGCGACGTTGATCGCTTTTGCTCTATTCATGATTTTTGATTATAATTTTTAATTCGATTTTAATTCTTTAACTTCAGATTCTAGCGTAATAACCCGTTCTCTTGTATCATTATTCAATGCCCTTCGTTCTTTCAGAGAAATATTAAGTTCAGCAAACTGTTCATTGGTGTAGTTTTGCTTCTGCTCGATGATATTAAGTCTATTTACCATTGCAAAATAAAATCCTGCAATGGTCATGGTCATCGTTATTATGGATGCAATAAAAGTATAGAGATTGTCCACTCTCCATTTTGGCAATCCTCCCATGTCATCATTCCTCTTTGTGTGTCTGTAATATTCTTTGCTCATTTTTTCTGAAAATATTTTTCAATGTCGAGTGCTACATTATAAAGCGCACAAACTATTTTACTTCGTGCTTTTTGCACGTACTTTGTATCAATAAGATGATTTAATCGCTCAACTTCTTGTTTGTATTTTGTCATGTTATAAGTGTTTTTGAATACTCACTAATTTTATTAACTAATTCCTTCTTTTCGTTTTGGCACTCTAGCGCCCACTCTGATTTTTTGGATACTATCTCACTTTGGAAACCATCAATTTGCACCTGTTGTACCTTTAGCTTATTATTGAGCCCCACGATGACAGCGTCTTTTTCTCTTACAATTCCATCCTTCTCAGCCACAAGTCGTTTCTCTGTCGCTTCAAAGTCAAGTTTCTGTTGGTCTAGTTTTATTTTTAGTTCATTGACTTCAGAAACTAATTCTGTATGTTGGCGTAAGCATTCAGTAAGAGGATCAAGTGCCACAAACCATGCCTTATCTATATTCAAATACGGGCAAGCGGTAGACACAATCTCTCGATGAAATTTAATACTTTGAATGGTGTATCTTTTTTTAATATCTGCCACTAACCAGATGAGAGCGTCCTTTGCTTTTTGTGTAATATCTTTTGATTTGTCGTCAGCCGTCTCAATCCCGATACTCTCCTGATTGACTGACAAGTTTCCAGCGTGCCATGCGGTATTTGCTTCACTTACCAATTTTCTTATCTCACCCTCTCGACTTATGATGTAGTGGGATGAGACTTTAGCAGTTGGGTTTTTGAGCCATGCGACTGATCCCCAATATGAGCCGTATGTCGAATGAAGTACGATTGTTGAGATTGTCTTCCCTGCACGTCCTATAGTTTTGTTTGGTGATTGGTCTTGGATTATATTCATATAAAGTTACATAAATGCTAAAAATGAAGATGAAGTGAATGGATACGTTAGTCCTGCTCCATAGTTATATAACTGAGTTATTTCTGTTGGAGTGAGTACACGACTCCAAACACCAACCTCATCTATTGCACCGTTCCAGAATCGGGGGGTATAATAGGCATCTTCTCCAATATATGATGTACCTGTAATAGTCGCTAGAGTTCCATTTGCGGCAACAGAATTATCAACTTCAGCATTTATATATATGATGAGTCCCGCTGTGGTGCTATATGTCATAGTTAATAAATACCAAGTACCAGTTGATATAGCTGTTGTACTTGGTCCATCTGATGATATTGTTCCGCCTGTACCGCTGAAATAAACAGCTATTCTTCCGTCTGTCTTAACAGAAAGCAAATTAAATTTTAATCCGTCAGCATCGGTTGTACGAGCATAAACAGCGTTATAAGCGTTTGCAAAAGATGAAGCCTTTACCCATGCTGTGATGGTGAGTGCTGCGGGATTAAGAGTTGAACTTGTTCCAAGAGAAATCTTTGATGCACCGCCAAATCCTGCACCTTGTAATACTTTACCGTTTGCATGACTGTATGTGATTGATGTATCCGTTCCGTTATTACTCCCAACACTATCCGTTGAGTTTCCTTCAAGTTTGTAATATGAGACTAAATTATCAGTAAGTGCCATAGGTTACGCTTCGTTTTGAACTGCTAGACAACCCCATTTAGAGGTTACGGTGTCATACATAAATCCGACTGTTAATACTTTCCCCAAAACAGTTGTAGTCGGGAGCGGTGATCCTTTAGCTTCAAAACTAGCTCCCCATGTGATAGCCCGTGCTGTTCCGTCATCTTTTATACGAATAACAAGTGACTGAAAATTCGTTGGAGTACCTGACAAATTGGTTGTCATCGAGGTTATTGCCTCGGTCTGTGCTGTTATGGAGTAGAAATCTACATTGTCTGTGTTTATTGTTGGGGTTGCGTGAGATGTGGTTGTCCCTGTTCGTGGTGTGATACGTTTGTTGGTTAAGGTTTGCGTATCAGTTGTCCCAACTATAGCACCTGTTGGTGGAGTTGGTCCATCTACAATATCACCATCTGCATTCCATATAGGCATATCACCCGATGTACCAGCAGTACCAGTTATAAGTTTTGCGTCAGCACCAGACTTTATCGCAGTTGCAATTTCCGTTATAGCATTTATTGCATCAGCTTTATGAGTTCCATCAGTACCGTGTTCCGCTATTGCCCAATCATAAAAGTCTCCCCAATGTGTTGCAGATATTACTTCTTCTACTTTTGCTCCAGAATTATGTGATTGTGCGGTAGATGAGGCTCTTGCTCTTGTTACTCCAGTAATTTGATTTGAACTTATTCCTGTAAAGGAAACATATTCTCTAAGCGATGGAGTCGAAGTGTCAGTAGAGTCCACGCGATCTATTACAAGAATACCAGGAGCCTGAAGACCCGTAGTTGCAGATAAAGTAATAGTTGTATCTGAGTCGTTGATACTTCCATTTAGTGTTGAATTAAATCCATTGATTGTTGATACCTTCCACAAAAATGCTGTCATAAGCGTATAAAAAAAGACCGTCCAAATAAAGAGTGACGGTCAAATGATTGTGTTAATCTTAATTGACTATAAAATAATAGTAATGAACTAAAAAAACGTTTGTCAAGACACATTCCAACTCGAAGGTGAATTTCCGCGACTTTGCGGGATTCCAACAGTCTTTATGGCAAGTAGTTCATAATTATCTGCCGAATTTACTGTTCGTATTTCTACCTGAAATACTCGAGAAGACTTATAAAGAAATGCCTTTTTTTGAATATTAAAGTTTATTGCAGTTGGATTATTATTCGATACACCTACACCAGACAGTCCTATTGGGTCTGTTCCAAGCCCTGAGGTTCCCGAGCTTCCCGATTCAGATAAAGTAAACGCTCTTGCTGTGACAGTGGATCCCTCTCTATCTTCAATATAAATATTTATAGAGACGCTCCCTTTTATAGACTGGAAAGACATATACATTTCATTAATTGTTTTCATAATTGTCCAATCTTTAAAGTCCTCGCGTTTAGTTTTAAATAAAGTTTGTATGGCAGTTCCCTTATCATCACTTAAATCCTCAGAAAATTCAGTAACATAATTATCGTCATAATCTGCTGCAATCCACTTTTCAACTCCCGATGAATCGATGTATCTGACCCATTGAGATATTCCAAATGGAGTAGTCCATGGTCCCATAAACGATAGTCGTTCTCTATCAAACACGATTGTTTTCTTACTTATTGGAAAAGAAAGGATGTATTTTTTATTAATATACACTCCTGCACAATTTGTTAAATCTGTATCGGTTAAACCTTCAAAAAATGGTCGAATTTTTGCTGAAATTTCATTCGCATTTAAAATGGTCAAAAGTTGAGGCTCATATCTAAGAATATAAATTCCCTTTCTATTTTCAAACATCAAGTCATTTTCAACTGGGACAATAGATCGATGAGAAGAACAACCCTGTGATGCCGTAAGAAGTTTATATTGAGGATCAAGAATAAGATATGATCCAAATTGTATTTGATTTAGAGATATCTGCCAAACAGAGTTTTCTTTAAAGATAACTAATTTTTCCTGATAAATTCCAAGACCCGTTATATTTTCTCCAGAGTCTGGCTCAACGTCAACATATCCGCCCCCTGCATACCAGTCAAATCTTTCTTGATCTGGATATCGTCCAGATACAAGAACTCGGGCAGGTTGTCCAGGGATTCCAGTCAAAATAAGTCTATCTTGATATCTAATAATATATTTAGCCTTTGGCCCTCCAGTAGTGTCGGCAACAGGTGCAGTTCTGAATGGATCATTTGTCGGCATTCCTAAGTCATCATATGAAGTAGTGTTGGATTCTACTCCCCCTATCCACACTTCATTTCCAGGCGATCCTCGGTATAAGTTATATCCAACAAGATCGCCAGATGCAGCAGAAACTGCGGTCCAATTAACCTTTACAACTGTTTTGGTTAAATCATCTGGCATTGTTGGAAGAGATACTGCTGTTGACGCTATTGTTTCTCCTCCAGATTTTCCCGTTGCGGTTACTCTCCATGACCATGTAGAAGATCCCGAAGCAGAAGAAATATTTGTTGCTTTTAGTCCTACTGGTGTAGCAATTGTTGCAAAGTTTACAAGAGTTGAAAAGTTATATCTAACCATTTCTCTACCCGAGCTTACTATATATGCATTTCCTCCAAGTTGAGTTGCGGTTGGCATTTCTCCTGAAGGCCACGATGCCCCAACTAAAGGAGTATAAGATGTTCCGCTTTTTTTTACCATTTGGCCCCAATCGGTTAATGCAATAATTTGAATGTTTTCATTTGCATCTTTAATATATGTCAAGAATTTTGTTCCTCCAGTAGGTCCTGCTAAAAAGTGATTTTGATTTCCCCAGCGCTTAGTTGGAACTCCCGATCCAATAAGAATAAGGTTGTCACACTTTGTCATTTCCTCTCCCTCAAGTTCATTTTCTCGTAGAAGTAGGTTTAGCCCCTTTCTCCATGTTTCCCACGAAACAACAGATTCCTTTGGGGGTTTAAATTTTGGAGGATTGAAGGCTGTTATTGGCATGGATTTTAATTATTTAATTTTTATTAGTCTCTGCCAAAACGAAAGTGCATTTTTCTCTCGACAGAAGTTGGAACATAGTTTGGACCAGTATATGAGTTAAATTTTTCATCATTGGCATTTTCCATCATATTTGTAAGTCTTTCTCGAGCCTTTGATTCCATTTGTTGAAATCTCGCGTCTGATCGAGCTTCGAGAACATAAGAGATTGTTCGATCAATAAGAAATTGTGAATCAGGAACTACTGGAACATCAGTAAGAGCAGTAACTGAGGTGGGCATTGAGAAATATGGAACCTCTACAGAAGCACCAGACGCAAGAGTTCCAGGATGAAATAATATATTTTTTCCACCAGATATATCTCCGCGCATTTTTATGAATTTTGTTGTTGAGTCATAAAGACCAGTTTCTTCATTAAGAACTTCTGGGTATTCATCCCAACTTTCAGTTGATGTTTCTTGATGTATTTTTACTGGTCCAGCAAGTTTATTAAAATCTAAAGCCATAGGAACAGTTGCTTGAGACGTTCCAGTTATTGCTGGGAAATATACCTTTCTTAAGTCTTCCCAATCGGCAGCTTCTGACCATTCATGTACGGCTCGATTAATATATTCAATCCATAGATTAAACTCTGATCCACCAGAAGTAGGCGCAGTAGCTTCCTGATTTACTGTGCTTGCTATTCTCTTCATAATTGAGGACACTGTGAGTCTCATATTTTTTACATAAAAAAACCACCCATTAAAACGTTCGGGTGGTCAAATGACTGTGATAGTCTTTTTAACTTATGTTTCTATTACATATTACTAAGAGGAGCTTTGTCAAGGAGTAAAATGGAAAAGTGGTATCACTTGACAATACCAATCATATAATATAAAATTAATAGTATATGAAAAAAATATGGAAACAAACAATGGGATATGAGGGCTTATACTTAATAAGTAGCCATGGTGATGTCAAAACAATTTCTAGAAAAGATTCTCTTGGAAGGGTAGTTAAAGAAAAAATGAGAAAATTAGTTTCAGATACTCGGGGGTATCTTCAAGTTGGATTGTATAAAAATAAAAAAATGAAACTAGAGTTGGTGCATAGATTGGTGGCGAAGACGTTTATAGAAAATATAATCAAAAAACCATGCGTAAACCACAAAAATGGAATTAAAACAGACAATAGAGTGGAAAATATTGAGTGGTGTACATATGGTGAAAATAATATTCACGCATGTGAAAATGGATTGATGGCTGGAGAGAAAAATCCAACCGCAAAACTAACAGTAGAGCAAGTACGAACTATAAGAGAAAAATTTAATAATAATAGACACAAACTTGCAAAAGAATATAAAGTTGATGAATCGACAATAAGAAGTATTATTAGTAAAAAAACATGGCGCTATATTTAATTACTAACTATTTGTCAATACTCAAATATTTCATACGAGGCCATTCATTCTTTCTAATGGACTCTTGTCTAACTTTTTCATATTCTCCGTTTGAAAGATTATTATTTTTGTTCCAATTATCTTCTCCACCAAAATCTTCTCTTCCGTGCCTTATTGTATAGCTTTCGTTAGAGTGATCAATAAAAAATTTATATCCCAATAAGTCTAATCTTTCATTAACCTGATAGCCATCCATTCCAAATCCTTTTTCGTCTAGAATTTCGCAAAATCCTCCAACATCGAAAATTGCCTTTAGCGGAATAGCCCCAAAATTCCATTCAAAATCTTGTGGATATATCTCATAAAAACTACCATTTTTTTCATTTCTTCTTGGATCGGACCAAATTTTAATTTGTGGTTTGCCATATTTATTAATAGATTCATATTGATGTCCTGACGTTCCAATTAATGCTAATTTATTAGTTGCTTCGTATTGTTCCCAGAACTTCTCGAGAGCATCAGGTTTTGCAAATATCCAGTCCTGCCACGTAACAATGAGTTCTCCCTTCGCCCGCTTGAAAAGAGCATTATACGCTCTGTTTAAACTCCAAAATCCGCCTGTAAATGTATCGGGAACCCATATTGCCTCTTCTATTTTTGGATCTTCCTTCGAACAGATCAACCATTCAAAATCCTTGAACGTTTGCGCGCTGAGGGACTTTCTCACTATGTCTAATCCCTTAAGCCTAATTGTTGGAGTTATTACAGATATTTTCATAAGTTTCTCTATCTTTTTGTAACTGCTTTCCGTTAGTAAGATCGGCGGCTTTCAGTGTTGTGTTAATGCCATGTAATATTTTTACTGTCGATACTTGTTCAAATATATCCTTTATTCTCTCTTCATAGTCAGCATCCGAACAAAACATTCTCATACTATCATCAAGGAATCCTCGTTCGTCTAAGACTGTTCTTGGAATAACAAAGAAGTGGCCAGCAAGAAGTGGAACATCTTGATTTTTAGTAATTGGCGAAGTAACCCTTCCAGGGATACATAAGTCATCTATCTCTCCAATTATTTGAGAAATATCAGAGTTTACAATAGCAATATATTCTCCTTCTGCAATCTGAAGCCCCAAGTTCACGCCCTTAGTAAAACCAACATTTTCAGAATGATATAGGTATTTATTCGAATTAGATTGAAGCCATGGACTATACATTCCTCCATCCTCGACAATTATAATTTCATCGACCTTTGATCTTATTTCAGAAATAGTAATACTTGCTACCTTTTCTAGATCTTTATTCAATGTATATGTGGGAATTACTGCGGATATTTTCATATGTTATTATTCAAAAAATCTTCAATACCACCAACTTACCACTTAAGTGCATCCTTTTGTTGTTCTTCTTGAACATTAAATCCTGCAACTTTCACGGTTTGTCCTTTCGTGTGATAAATTTTTACATCTAAATTTTTATGGAATAGATGCTTAATTCTTTCATAATATTCTAAATCTGATTCATAATTCTTAAACCTTTCATCAAGCAATCCATATTTTTCTTTTATATCTTTTGGTACTACCCAAAAACTACCAGTAAAACCAGGATAATTATCTAAATTAACAATACTAGGACATACTACTTGATTTTCTCGACAAAGATCTTCTAATTTTCCATCTATTAAATAGGTGTCAGAATTAACAATGAATGTAAAATCAGTATGGGAAAGATTCCATCCACGATTTACATTTTTTGTAAAACCAACATTTTCTTTCCCGTAAATATAGATATTAGCTAAGGTTTGCAAAGACTTACTATATAATCCACCATCTTCCATAACAATAATACAGTCAGCTTGGTTTTGATAGGATTCTATACACCTAATGGTCATTAACAATAACTCCTCATTAATTGTAAGTGTCGGAATAATTAATGTCTTAGATGTTTTTTTGCCCATATTTAATTTTATTGATAATAGACATTAAGCGATTTTCATATGTATGAAGCATCAAGGCCTTTTGTCTTCCATTGTGAGCAATTATTTTCGCTCTATCTGGAAAATTAATTAAAAATTGCATCTTAGCAAACATTTCATCATCGTTTTTATAAGACATATAATCAACGCCCTCGACTAATCCTAATAATTCTAAGTCGCTATGATAATTAGTCAAAACAGGACCAATTGCTAAGCATTCAAAAAAGCGCTGAGCAATATAGCCACTAGCAACATGTGTTCCCCCACTTCTTATAAATTGAACTCTGGCATAATTACTATATTCAACATATTGTTCAGGTGTATGACCTTTGCCAAAATCTTTAAAAGTAAAATATTTACTCATTAATCTGTAAACACGTTCTCTCTCTTCATACATTGACCCTCCCATAGATCCTGAGAAAATAAAATCATACTTTTCAGGAACAGAAACAACTTTATGTAATTCTGGATCACAAGCTTGAAATAAAATATTTACCCCTTCTTTGAAAGGGATTGTTTTAGCAGGAAATAAGGAATTAGCTAGAAATACCTCATCTGTACAAACCCAATCAGACATTGATAGTTCCGCCCTATCTGCGATCAAATCAATTTCCCAAATACTAGTATGCTTTGATCCTTTTACAAATTTTTTAAATGGTTCTATGTTTAAAACATATTCAGTTGGATCATCAATATTTTTTGTCTGATAATTATATATCCAATCAAAACCCAATCGTTTAGCGGCGCGAAGCAAATAATCCTTCTTAGTAAAGGAAAGTTGTGCATCGTCTTCGCTACAGTTAAGATATAGTTTCATATGTATTTCGATTTAAGTGGTTAATTGATTTAATATAATCAAATTTATCTGGCTGTAATGTTATTGGTGGCATATATTTTATTTTTGGTTCAGTAAGCCATGCCACATATGGAAAACTAACTTGATCTCTTAATGATCCAGTCACTAATTCATGGAACCATGTTGAATTAAATTTTTTAACACTTGGAACATTTCTACGAACAACAACCTTTGTTTCAGCTAGTCCTACATCGTCTCTAAAGCCATTATCTAACATTTTCTTAACATGAACATCAATAACAGATGGAATGTCTAAAAACAATCGCTTACATTCTTCAGCCTCATCAAAAACTGTTTTACGATTCGGATGATAGGAAGTTAAAATATCCGCATCTCCCATTTCCTCAACTAATTCTTTTGGACTTATTTTTAAAACCACAGAACCATCAATCCAAATAGTAAAATCATATTCAGGAAACATTTCGTGAGATAGTAGTTTGTGATATCTGGCATTTCTTCTTGGATCCGAGAAGAGTGTAGTTGCCTTTTTCTCATACCATGGATCACGTCCAGTTGCTTCACCATCAGTAAAAAAGAAATAATCAGCTCCTTCAAAGTTTTGATTATTTAGTCGAGAATCATAATCTCCAACTATACATGTGTAAACTGCTATCATACATTAAGATTGAGAACATGTTTACTAATAGCAAGTCCTCTTCCCCAAAAAATATATAAAAGATAAGCCTTATTATTAAAACTTAAACCTAGTCTAATTCTATGGCAGTCGTTTGCTTTCCTGTGTGTGAATAATGTAACACTATTTCCTTTCCATGTTTCTATAGAAATATCTTTAGAAAATTCATTTTTTCTCCTTTTTATATCAAGAACCTCGCTTGGACTGAGATAATTAAAAACATCATAATGTGCAAGAAGTAAATCAAATTGAGTTTTTGGCTTAAAAAATCTGATATCTGCAAGTATTCCCGTTTTTCCCTTATAGTATTTTAACATTTGTTTAGAATTATCAATACCAAGAACTTCAAAACCTAATTTTTCTAACTCAACTGAAAGATTACCCGTACCACAACCTACTTCGAGAATTGTTTTAACATCGGGAAACTCTTTTTTTATTTTAAGAGCCTCAGCTTTATAATCCTTATTGGTGTGAAAAATATCATAATAACGAGCTTCATATGTAAAGGGATTCATAATTATATATACCTCCAAGTTTTTCCACATTTGATAGCAGATATGGTAGCAAAATGAACCCCATACTTTTTTGCTATATTAACTAAAGTAAGTTTATTTTTTAAGTCTTTTTTGATTTCACAAACCTGATCGTTGTTCAATTTATGGAAAGCATTTTTTGTTCCTTTTTGAATTGATCTATTTTTATTAAATGAATCGAGTCTATTAATAGATTGAGTTCCTATTGAAAGATGCTTAGGATTAAAACATGGAGGATTATCACATTTATGACAAATAATAAGACTTGAATTTATATCAAAACCTAAGAATATAATAGCGCTTATTCTATGTACTCCATGTTGTTTACCTTCAAAGAATACCTGACCATATCCAGCTTTATTCCTAGCTCCAGACCACTCCCAACAGCCCAAGCTCGTAATTATTCGTTTCTTTAATAACTTATCTTTTATATTCATTTATGTACTGAATTATATGCCGATTTTATTCCATCTACAACTCTAAATTGATCTTTAATCGTTATGTTTGTAGCTGATGGTATATACATACCCTGCTCGCTAAGTTGTTCTGCTATTGGGTAGTGTTCATTTAGTCTTTGGTAATATGGCTGAAGGTGCATAGGAACAAAAAAAGTACGCGTTTCTATACCAATGTCTGCTAAATATTTTCTTAATTCGTCTCTTGTCATGCCAAACTCTTCAGTAACTCGAAAACCAAACATCCAATATACATTAGTAGCCCATTCAGCATTTTTAGGCAATATAATGCCTTTCACATCCTTTAGCTTTTCTATATATATTCGTGCATTAGAAATGTGCTTATCTACTAGCTCTTCCAATCTTTTCATCTGAGATACACCAACAGCGGCTGCTAGATTAGTCATTCTAAAATTGTATCCAAGTCTTTTATGCCAAAAATGTCTTTCTGTTGAAAAAGAAACATCCTTTAGATTCCGAACTAAATCAGCAAACTCTTTATTGTTTGTAGTCACCATTCCACCCTCGCCCGTGGTTATTATTTTATTTCCATAAAAAGAATAACAAGAAGCAAGTCCCCTTCCACCAATGGGTTTTCCTTTATATAGGGCTCCATGGGCTTCAGCCGCATCGTAAATAATTGTAATACCATGTTTTTTGGCAATTTCTTCAATAGCATCCATATCAACTGGATGTCCATATATATGAACTGGCATAATGACTTCTGTGTTCGGGGTTATTTTTTCTTCAATCAGCGCAGGATCTATCTGGTAAAATTCATCTGCATCAACAAATACTGGCGTTGCATTTAAGTATGAGGCAGAAAAAGCAGTAGAAATCATTGTTGATGCAGGCATAATTACCTCATCACCCTCTTTCAATCCAAATCCTGCCAAAGCAAGATGAAGTGCTGAAGTTCCTGAGTTTACAGCTACTGCATATTCTGCTCCCACTTTATAAGCAAATGTCTTTTCAAATTTATCAAGATATTTTCCTCTTGAAGAAATCCAATTACTTGTAATAGCCTCAGTAACATTTTTTAAAGCGCCATCATCAAGATCTGGCTCACACACCTTTATTACATAACCAGAAGTGTTTAATACTGGCTCTTTACCAGGGATACACTTTTTTCTATCCCCAAGAATTTCAATATCGTAGTCGTTAGCTTTTAACATAGATTAAAGTTCCAAATACTTCATTGTGCTTGTCGCTTATCAACGTATGCGTTTTAGAAAGTAATTTAATTAATAATTCTCTTAAAATATCATAATTTTTAGTTGCAGGTTCAAAAACATATACATTTCCACCTTTACTAGCCGCCCAAACAGTAAATGAACCTATGTGCCCACCTATGTCTATAACAATGTCGCCAGGTTTTACGTCTATATTATAGCAATCCCCCTTCACTACTTCATTTATAATACTAATATCAGTACTACCTTCTCTTGTTTTAAATTGTAAATCGTTTATTTCATACATATTTCTTTGATTAATTTATCCCACCTAGAAACAGCATCATCCATACCAATGATATTATATGACTCTTTCTTAACAGGTTTGTCAAGCTCTAGTTTCAACATTCTTCTAATTTCATCTTTGTCAGTTGAATAATTATGAAGATACTTCTCCACAGGACTACTTGATGAAATATTAAAATGGTTAAAGCCGACCATTGGTATACCCAGAGTCATACCCTCAAACATAACAATTGTATATGGAGAATTAGAAAAATAGAACATGACCTTGTATTTTCCGATTGTTTCTCTATATTCCGCGTTGCTTTGAATCGCTGCTATGTCAAATGGAATACCTTCAAGATATTCAGACAATGGACAACCAAGCCCAGTAACTCCTTTAATAATCTCGTCCCATCTATCGTGAGGCTTTCTATTAGCTATTAGAACCTTGTTGATCTCACCAGTGTATGGGAAATACCTGTTTGCATCTATGGCAAAAGGAATTTCAGTATAAGATTTTAAAATAGGTTGTACTTCTTGCGGATAACAGCGTTCAGAAATAACTATGGTGACATTTTTCTGTTTTTGAACTTCTCTGAATTTGTCTAAAATAAAAAGCGGAACAGGATCGGTTGCATAAATAATAAGTGGCTTATCTCCCTTATAATCTGGAAGGTCTGTGTAAGCAAAAGTTGAAATGATTAAATCCTCATCTCCTTGATGAACCATGTGCCCATCAAAGGGCTCTTGCAAACGAACATCATGATTTCTAAGTACACCATACATTAAATCAATTAAGCCCCAGTGTTTTGCATTTAAAGCGATTTTCATAATTTAGTAGCCTCCACTATTAAAGCAGGGCAACCCAATTCCCCATCTTTTCCCCTACAGCCCCAAGACGCATCAATAGAAATGTTTATCATTCCAATTTTTGTTAAATATGACATTAATACTTCATCATTAAATCCAATCTTATGTAGGCTTGCTAAGTTATTTTTATAATCTCCAAACGTAAGCCAGTTCCATTCTTCCCATGAGATATCTTTATCAACTAAGCATTTATTAATAGATTCTTGGTTATTGGTAACTATTTTCATTTTTCCTCCTGGTTTTAATATCCTTTTCCATTCAAGTAAAATAGATTCCATTTCTTTCATATTAAAGTGTTCCAAAACCCAATGAGAATATACTTCTTCATATTTATTATCTGGTTCTGGTATTTTTTTTGCATCACAAACAATTTCAATATGTGGTCCACTTTCTATGTCTAGGTGGACATATCCCTCTGTGGGTCTTTTTCCTGAACCTATTTCTAATTTCATTGTTTTCATATTTTTAATATCATAATTGCATTTGCGAAAGGAAATGGTGTATTATATTCTGTATCAGCAACATCTTCTCTAGTGGCTTCTACCCATTGATTCTCTTCTAAATTTATTCTTTTCATAAATAGAAGATCTGGAAATGCTTCAAAAACCTCATGTGTACGAGAATACCCAAATGGAATAGTAATTAGAACATTTGGAGCCATTTTTAAGATTCTGTTTACCGCGAGAAGAGGATCGTCGGTATGTTCAAGTGTTGAAATCGAAAGAACAGCATCATATTTTTTTGTTGGATTCCAACTTAAAATATCTTCATTCATAATATTTTGCCATTCTATCTTCTCATAAAGATCTACAACATCATGCCACGTTTCTGTTTTTGGTTTATAGTGACGAGTAACATTCCCAACTTCCAAAATTTCTTTTCCTTGAAATTCATTTAGAAATTCCATAGCAAGAGGAAGCTCTACTCTTCTTTCATTTACTCGCGTTTGATTGGGCTTCATGTCTATATATTCGTATTCTTTTCCTTGAAATTTAAACATTTTGTAATACCTCCTCAACTCTTCTTCCACAGTTCCTCCAAGAAAACTGATTAATAAAACTTTTTTCTTTTCTCCATACTATAAATTCATCAAGAATAATTTTTTTTAGTTCATCTATATCTCCAGGTTGAAAAACACGACGTTTTTTATACCCATCGGTCCATGATAAAACTGGCAAATCAGTATGCGCGACAACCAACCCACAACTCATTGCCTCGAGTAATGGCAAAGACCACCCTTCTCTATTGGCATTTTTTATAAACAGCCAATGTTTAGAATAAAGTCTATTTAAATCAATTGGTTCGAGGTCTATGTCCAATACGTCAATTGTTGGAAATTTTTCATTGTCTTTCCCCGCCTTTAATAAATTAATATGGTTCATGTACTCTTCTTTCTTAATATTATATGATTTTATCGTCATAGAAACCTCTTGATAATGATTATTGTAAAATGCATCAAAATAAGCGGCAATTGTTGCCTTCCAATCTTCGCGTGAACTATTACTTCCCAATGCATCGTGTAATGTAATAATAGAAAATGGATAGGTTTTATACCCTGAAAAATCCTTAGAATTAACACCAAGAGGTATAACATGAATTGGTACAGTCACACCATTTTTTTCAAATACTGTCTTATTCCATTCTGTTGGAGTAATAATCGCTGTACATTTATTTAATAATTCTGCCCAATCAGACTTCCAACCTTCAAAAGTTTCTGTTTCGTGCATGGTAAAAAATACATTTTTTCTTTGGTTATTAAACTTTGCATCCTTAACGTAGTGTGGTGGACGTATCCAAAGAGCAACATCATAATCTTCAGGATCAGTTTGAAACAAAACTGTATGACCAAATGCTTGCAAATTTGCAACTAATTGTTTTGCCATGAGTCCATATCCTGATTTTGGTTGCATTCTTCTGTTTGCGTCGAAGATTTTAATTATCATGTAATTCTTTTCTAAATTTACTATAGTTTTCTCGTCCCTTTATCCTCTCTTCTTCTTCGTTCATTTCTCCAGCAGCTTGAGCCTTTTTTATACTTGCGCCTTTCTTATGATGAATAAAAACATCCGTTCTCCATATTTGATGGTATCCTAAAGCAGTTATTTTGTCAATCAAACTTACTTCTTGTCCATAAAATCCAAAATCTTCTGGGAATTTATTAACCTCCTCCCAAATTTTCTTTGGGAAGATTAAACAAAATCCACTCAAGCACCACCCTGGATACATTTTGCTAAAATCAATAAAAACCTCTTCTGCTTTATTTTTTTGTTGATTAATACAATTGTCAGTCGATGGACCAACACACCCAACCTTTTCTATTTTTTCAAAGGTTTCTAATAATTTTGAAAGCCAACTCTGTGATACTTCTGTGTCTGAATTCAGTAAGCAAATATAATCTGATTCAGATTTGTTAATTAGTCGATTCCAAATTTTACCAATGTTATGTCTATAAAGATAATTATCAAAAACAGTTAAATGATAAGGAACGTCAGTGTACTTAATCACGGACTTAATACACTTATCTTCTGCCTCCTTTACATTATATTTTAAAATTATTATATCAATCATAGATATTTTCATTTGTATATACTAATTTTATCAAAATTTTAATTTAATCATTGACTTAATCATCGTCATCTAGTATAATCAATTGTATGGAAAAAATCAAATGTAAAATTTGCCCGTCAGAATTTATTAAGAAGGGAAAAACTTTATATTGCGCTGAGTGCAGATCAAGTGGTCTTGCTAGAAAAGATAGTCATAAAAAATATAGACAATCTCCTAAAAGAAAAGCTTGCTTGCTTCGTTATCAGAAAACAAATAAACGAAGAATTTCTGCTAATAAATATAATCGATCAGAAAATGGTAAGGCATCTAAATTGAAATATTATAATTCTCATAAACAATTAGTTATAGATAGGGCAAAGAAAACCCAAAAACTAGAAACTCGATCTAGGACCAATGCTCATGACAAGGTAAAACGTTTGAAAATACCAAGAATTTGTATCCTTTGTCATGTTACAGAAAAACTTATTGTTCATCATAAGGATAAAAATGTATTCAATAATAATATTGAGAACTTAATCATCCTATGTTCTAGTTGTCACGGAAAAGAGCATGAGGCACTAAATCAAAATCTCACCCTTCTTAGGTAGTCGTTTGTGTTGCTTATAAAATTGTTTTAATATATTTGGTTCGTATCCCCATTTTTCAATGAATTTAAGTTTGTTTTCTTTAAAGAACTCATTATGATCTGGAAAGGTATGTAACGTCCTTCCCCCGCCATCTCTATTTTCAAAATTAACAAGAGGCATCGATTTATATGGAATCTCATTTTTCAATAATGTAGCCTCCCAATCGTCATCGTCCCAGTAGCTGATCCTATATCTTTCATCCAAGCCTCCTATGGTCTCATACACCCACCGCGGCAGACAGAAACAGCAACCCCAGAAGTCTTGTTTTTGCCCATCAATTCTGGGAGAAGTAACAAAATTGGGGTCACAGAGATCTGTTAATGATCCTTTTCTCAATATTAAGTCGTCATTCATGACAATGAGATAGTCTCCATGTGCAATTCTCAACCCACGATTAATAGGTATTGCATAACCCTCCTTAACGTTTGCAGATATAATTATTTCATCTTGTCCTATGAGGGAATCCGTGAGCCTTTGCAGGACCGCTGGTTTGTCTTTATCTGATTCATAGTAGGGGATTATTATTGAGATTTTCATTTTGTTTTTGCAACTACTGTGAGCAACCCAAACCTAATACACTTATTATTCTTACAAAAGAAAAGCTTCTTTGATTTTTGTGAAATGTCTTGAACAACTATTCTATCAAGCTCATATCGACACTTATTACATCGATACGAAGCCTTGTCGTATTGCTTCTCCCCCGTATACTGTCCAAAGATTTCTTTAAAGAAATCAGGTGCGTCTGTCATTTTTTTATCGCCTCCGCAATTAGACAAGACATATCGTGCGCCTCGTATACCTTAGAAATACTAATATCTTCAAACCCCGCGCCACATAACATCATCTCAAGCGAAGTCTTCGTGTAGCCTGATTTATGGATCTCTCCGTCATGCGCGTGAGTGCCATAGATAACAGACTGAATTCCATTGTTTCCCTCAAATGTCGTATAAACATTACTATCTAGGGGTTGCATATTCTCAAACTTTATTACCTGTCGTGCAGCCCATTCCATGTCAGGAACATTAAGAGTTAAAATACCACCCTTTTTTAATTTACTATACCAGAGCCTTAGCACTCTCGGCACGTCTCTGTGAGAAATGTGCTCCAGTAAATGTGAAGCATAGATATGCTCCAAATACCCATCTTCAACCTCATCTAATTTTGTTGCATCCATCTTCATAACCTCTGGATGATCGATAAAGAGGTCAACTAGTTGCCAGTTGCTGTAGTCACTCATAACCTCAAGATGTTGTTTATGTATAGGTGGCAAGGAACTTCCTAAATTCAACTTAGTTTTAAGCATATTGCACCTCCTGTGTGCTCTTAACGCGTCCGCCAAAAGTGTCAGACTTTCTATGACAATATTTATTCCTTCCTTTTTTAATCCTTGATGGATATGTTTTAAATTCTATTTGACAAATTAAACAGGTTGTTTTCATAATTTATCACTCAATTTCTTTTTCATTATGTAGATAATATTCCTAATTGTAATTGGTCGGCATAGTAGTAATGACTCCAAATAATAGAATTTTGTAGTTCTCGAAGTTTTGGATTATCAAACTCAACCTCAACTGGCCTTCCACATGCACGAGCTTCTAAAACTGCTCGTTCTCCGCCACCATTAATATCTGCTGGAATATACACGCGTCTAGATGCATTATAAATTTTACACAATTGTTCTACTGGTACCATATCAGAAATCATAATGTTATCAGTTAGCAGATCACTAATGATTCTGCCAGATTCCTGCATGTTATCCTTTTGTATCTCTCCAATTGCAAGTTTGTGTCCCACTTTATTTTTCATTAATCCAAGTCTCTTCCAATCGGCAAATGCACCAACTGTTGTGTAGTCCCAAAGAAATGAGGGTCTTCTCTCTTCAAAATATGCACTAATATTTACTCCAAACGCGTGAACAATATTTTTATGATTAAAAATCTGAGGAATATACCAATTTGTTTCATAAAATAATACATCATAGCTATCTTGTGAGTCGGGAGGAAAAGCGTTTCCTCCAATACAAAGCCCCTTCTTACATTTCCATTCCCTAATAAGGCGTTCTACTGGGGAATTAAAGCCGCCCCACCCTAATACGAAGTCATAATCTGATGGCTGTGGGTGGTCGCCGTCAGGATGATCTCTGAGATTATATTTTTCTATTTCAAATTCACGTTTTTCAAGTAGGTTTAGAGCAGCCCAAAGTCCATCTTTCCATAACTCTGGATATTGATGATCATACACAAACAGTATTTTCATATGTATACTATATAAAACTTATTGATAATTGTCTATCTGCTACATCAATCTATCTTTCCATGTTTTAGGAATATTATCCCCCGTTAGCTCTAAACTATCTAGGTATTCAAATTTCTGCGGTCCAATAGTCTTTGCCCATTCTGCCATTTTTTTAATTCCCTCTGCAAGTGATACTGAAGTTTTGTACCCAAGTAGTTTTTCTGCTTTGTAGTTTGTACAGTAGGCGTGCTTTACTTCCTTTGGTCTATCGGGAAAATGTTCTGGCTTTAAATCTGATCCAAATGCTTTTAATATTTCATTGACTAATTCATTTATAGTAAATTGTTCCAGTGGCCCAATATTGATAATTTCACCCTTCGTCTCTTCAATAAACCCAGCCTTTGCCAAATAGGGAACAACATCGTCTATATATGAGAACGCTCGAGTTTGTTCTCCATCTCCATAAATAATTGGAGATTTTCCATTAAGAATTCTATTCATAAATATTCCCGCGACATTTCGATAGGGATCCCACAGTATTTGTTTTGGTCCATAAACGTTGTGTGGTCTTATAATTGTGTAGTCAAACCCATGAACGTCGGAGAGCACCTCTGTTGCCTCTTCCATGGCAGTCTTTGCAATAGCATAGATATCTACTGGTTTTCGCTCCATATCCTCGTTAAATGGCGGATTTTGACCACCGTAGACCGACATTGAGGAGCATACAACTATTCGCTTCATTCCAGTCTTTATTGCAGGAACAATAAGGTTTAAAAAGGCATTATAATTATTTTCTGTTATAAGGATTGGCATAAACTGAGAAAGCCCTTCGTGAGCCCAACAAGCAAGATGAAAGATTACTTCAGGCTTATGTGAGTGAATGTATAAATCCATCACTTCAGTATCTCTCATATCAACCTGGGTAAATTTTATTCCTTTTGGAACGTTATGTCTTTTCCCAATAGAAAGATTATCAATACCATATACTTCGTGTCCCTGATTAAGAAGATATTCTGCCAGGTGTGATCCAATAAAACCTGCTACGCCAGTTACGAGTATTTTCATTTGGTGTTTTTAGTATATTTTAACACCTTTCCTTCCCAGTCGAGAATAATCCATTTTTCCCCTACAAATGGTATCTTCTCTCCATCGAGAACTAATCCCAATGTATAAAGAAGCCCCTCTTCATACCCAATCTTCCATTCCTCATGAACCGAGCCTGCCTTCATATTTTTTAAATCATGGAGCTCTTTAATTAATGAGTCTATTAGTGACGTTTTGTCTTGTTTCATATTTTAAAATCTTCTTTAATTTGTTCTAATTCTTTTAACCATTTTTTCATTTTCTTTTTAATTTCTTTTGGGGCTTTGTACCAACATTTATTATTCTTATCCCAAAACTCCTTTACATATTCTTCTTGCACAATGTCTTTTGCCCAATTTGATGGAGTTGATTTTGGTTTATTCCATCCCCTAAAATGATGACACATCCAATTTTCTATCTTAATTACACGACTTTCACCCGTATAATCCAATATTCCTGTAAACCGCTTCTTTGGACTAACCGCAAGCGCATCATCTTCTTGTGCATCTTTTAGACCATGATCAAAGTCTCCCGTCATATAGTAATTTATTGAATCTGATCTAAAATCCATTCTGTATGCTTCTGCATCATTATTTTGGACAAACTCAACAAACTGATCGAAATCGCGATCAGTAAATAACATATCGGGATCAAGTCGTAAAACAATGTCGCATTCCTCCATCATAGAAAGACCCTCATTATATAGTTCTCCACGAAAGTCCATTTGAATTGGATATTCGCTGTTGTAAACCTCTACATTTGGAAAATATTCTTCGAGAACAAATTGTGTTGCGTCTGCCTTGGTAGAATATCCATGTTCATTTTTGTATGAAGGTAGTGGACCGCTTTGCACTAAAACAATAGATCGATCCACTCCTCGCTTCAACATGTCAAAATGAGGCTTAACAAACAACTCTTGATTCCAAATTGGTGTTATAGACCCTATTTTTTTCATTTTTTTCCTTTTTTGAATGGTGATACTTTCTTAGTATCTACTGGCTTTTCATTTAAGACAGTTATGTCTTTTTCAGCGGCTACAGCCTTTGTTTCTTCGAGTTGCTTTTCTAATTCTTCTTTTTCTTTTTCAAGATGTTTTTTGATTCCTTCTTGCTTTTTCATTGCTTGAAATTTCAAAAATTCTTCTTTATCTGATCCCGTGATCACATCATAAAGATCTAGCGCAGTAAGTTCTTCGCCATCCTCTCCAACTCCAACAACGTCTCCGTTGACAATAAGAGCCCTTGGATCTGTAATTTCAATTACTTCCCCAACCTTCAAACCTCTATTTTCAATAGGTTGCCATTCTGGATTTATTTTTTTAACTTTCATATATTTCACCTACTTTCTAATAATAATAATATTAATAATCTACGGTTTTACTCACCATACTTGGTCGATCAGCAGGACCAGAACTTGATCCTTTGTATCGGGTTGCATACCGTACTTGTGACGCACATACGCGCGAACAGTATTCTATTTTTCCTCTTGTTGTTCGCTTAAGTACTACTTTTCCACAAATCGGACAATTCCCTTTTGTTGAGTCTTTTTCTCCAAATTGCATATTATTTCTCCTCCTTTTGTTCAATAATTTCTAATCGCTTTTCTGGGTTTTGGACCTTTACTCTAAATAGAGTATCCCAAGTTGCAGCTACGTGCTTCCATTGAAAATAGTCCATTGCCCATGTCATCATATTTTCTCGTATCTCCTTTTGTTTCTTTTCATCTTTAAGAAGCCCCACGATTGCCTTTACATATTTATCTTGACCCTCTTCCATAGTAATGTCAACATCAACTTTGAGTCCATTTCTTACTGTCTCCTGAAGCGCTGCATAATTTGTCACAACAGGAATGGCTCCGCAGGCTTGTGCTTTCATTGCTGAAATGCAATTATGTACAATGTGTCCGTTAGAGACATAAGAGTTGTCATTTTCCACCTCAAGATTATAGACATCTCCTTCAAAATCATTAAATTTAATATCTGCTATTCTTTTAATAATATAATCATCTGAAACCCCATAAAATAGAGCCCTTGGCTGAGTTGTCCACCCAATCGAATAGCTTTTATTCCCATTCTTATGTATTCGTGGAGTGACTCTTCCAGAAATTCCTATTTCAGATAATAATTGGCGCACTTGACCAATAAGCCTCAACGAAGTGTTTGTAAAGATGCTTGTTCTTTCATTTTTGTGTCCATCTGCTGCTAAGATTCCATTCAATCCATATTGATTCATGGCATGTTCAGATAACATTTTTTTATTATTGTCATAGTATAAAGAACGAAGAACCTTTGCTAGACGATAACTTTGGATATAATATTCGACACAACCTCTTAATTTGCGAGACTTTACTTCTATCCCAAATGCGGAAAATCCATCAAGAACGGGCCTTATATGTTCGGGATGACTGTTTGCAACCAATACTCCTACTTTTCCTGTTTTGATTAAGGCAGTACCATCCCCCGCAAAGTATCCAAGCCACCAGCTGAGTTCTGGTGTAACATCTATTTTTTCAGGAACGGGATTGTCTGTGGTAAAAAAATTATTTTGTCGATGTGCTATTGGTATATGAAATACTTTTGAGGTTTTTGACTTATATCTTGGGAACAACACACAATCATTAATCGTAATATTTTTTGCCTCTATCCATTGTGGCTCAGCCCCTTTAATGTCATTAAAACTTCTCCAACTACTTTTCCCATTAATAATATAAAGGGGGTGCTCTGGTGTTAGCTCTAATTTATCTCCAGATTGAACACTAATTTCTATCATATGTCCATTATGTCTTCTTCGCATTATTTTATTAATACTATTATATTTTCCAGTATGCGTAAGAACTTTATCTTCTATTAAGATATCTTCAATATTTACCTCTCCTCTTTTTGTCGTAACCCTTGTTCCAGCAGGGTGACACGATATTTCTTCAAAATCAGTCGGGTATGCCCAAATACCAGTTCTTGATAGTTGATAATGAAGAGCATCGTGTCCGATTCTTCCATGATATGTAATGCCATCTTGTCGCATTAAGCTCATTATTTTGTTTTTAAATTTCATTCTTTCTGGGTTGTCTTTATTCAAGGTATCAAACACATCAAATCCATAATAGACGTCAAGCGTTGCATTGGGAACTTCTTTTATAATCTTTCCCCAATTATTTAGTAAATATATAAGTCCTCGATCTGGTGAAGAAATGTAAGCTATCTTTTTGGAATCACCTTTCCATTTTTTAATATTAATATCAGAGATTCCATTTGATGTTACGAATATTTTATGATCGGGAATAACTTTATATACTCCATTTTTATTCATTCTCAAAAGACTCTTGTGATATTCAGAAAGAACAGCAATCTTGTCTATTTTATTTAACCGTTCCTCTGTAAACTCTGGGTTATTTGGAACATCGTGGAGCCACAACATAGTAAATTTAGATTTGGGATTTACATCAACAAAGCCAACAGATCTCCATAATATAAGAGTATTAAATCCATCCTTTGCATTAATATCATTCCATGGTTTATATGTCACTCCAGCATATTCCCCAGCATCATCTCTTGGATCGCCATATACTGTTACCTTCCACCCAAGCTTTGCAAGTTCTTTCGAAAGTCTTACTACCGCCTCTTCCGAACCTCCAATTCCCGTTGTCACGCTCTTTGGACTCCACTTCTCCCATCCTGGCCCACAAAGAATAGTGATTTCATCTTCTCCCCAAATTCGAGGAGGAAGGAATCGATGTCTCATTTCAGTTGCAAACTTTTCTTGGTGCATCTCAGATGGAATAGATTCCACTAATTTACCAAGCTCTTTTGTCTTTTTTCTCTTCTCCAAAAACTTTCCTAAAAATACAACCGATTGACAAGCTCTGTTAAATTCAATAAGCCTCTCTATTTCTTCTAATGTTTCTTTTGGATAGTCCTCATAGGGCAACATCTCAACTAACATTTTAGCCGATGCGTGAGCCTTATCTAAATTTTGCTCATGAAGTGAAACATCTATACTTACTTGTAGCGCTCTCTTTTTAAGTTCTTTTGGATAAGTAACAATTGTTGTTTTTGGTTCAGGGGTTGCGCTTCCAAGAAGAAGATATTGTTTTGCTTTTTTATAGTCTCCCAACATAACGTACACAGATGCTAAATCTATATAGTAGCTTGGAAACTCTGGGGCTTCGTGCATTGCTTTTTCATATGCCTCAATGGCAATTGTTGGCTCTTTCTGTATTACAGCAATTTCAGCAACATGTCCCCATGCGGTCGCGCGCTCTTCTCTCCAGCCAGATGGAACAATATATCCCTCTTTCCCTTCTTCTCCATGCCCCTCAAGGTATGCATAGAAGAGTTTTAGGGCTTTATTATAGTAACTTTTACTTTCATCTCCCTTGGTCATGCGAGCAAAATCATAATATCCTTTTGCAAGATAAATAAGAGTTCTTGGATCTTTACCCTTTTGTTTAGTAAGCATCTTTTCAAGAATTCGTACATTTCTTGCAATATTCATATCTCCTCGATCTGCATTAGAATGATGAACAACAATACAATCTTCTCGTTCAACCTTCACAATATTTTCCGATCTTTGTTCAATAAGAGTTTCGTGTAATTCTCCAATCCATTTAAATGTATTATTATTTCGAATAATCCGTTCTCTTGTTTGCTTTACAACCACATCAAATACCTTCCCATTTTCGTCATAATCCACAAGATACCAATAGTCTAAAAATACTGAAGAATGATTGAGGGAAGCCATGTCTTTTATAATAAGAGGAATCTTTTCTGAGCCCTCAAGAACATCATCGGCATCATGCCAGTATACAAAGTGGTTGTCGCCTTGCGGAACCTGTTCTAGGGCATATTGTCGTGCAGCGGCAAAGTCATCAACCCACTGGAATTGAGTAATGTTTGTTTTGTATTCTTTTAAAAGTTTAAGAAGTGGGTGAGAAGAAGGAAGTTTTTTATCATCATACGTAACGGTAATATAAATATCGTCTACATAATCTTTGATTGAATCTATTGATCGTTTTACCATCTCAATTGGTTCGTCGTGTTTGACGATCATATTGAGATAAAGAAAAGATTTATTTTCCATACCGTTTTTAAAGGGATTTATTTTTTTATTTTATAAATCCACCAAATTTAGTGCTAGGTTTTCCAGCCTTAAATGGATGTTTGATGGCATTGGCGAGTTTTCTAATAGTCGCTTCTGTTACTTTGTTTGTGAGTAAATCAAATTTTATCATAATGTATACACCTCCATTTCATACTATTAAACTAAAAACAACTTTGTCAACTCTTTTTACGCAGCATTCTTAAAAAACTTTATTTTGTTATCATTTTCGTATTTAGAAGGCACTTCTCCAATTGACATAACCGCGCCAACCCAAAGACTTTCTATACTATCAGGATCCTGTATTGTGTCTTCTGCATCAGTTATTACTTTCCGTAGCCAACGCTTTTCTATTTCATTTAAATGAACATGAGAAGGAATAGTTTCTCCTAAAAATTCCACCATATATTTCCGCTTAATATAATTAAACGGAACAGTATTTGCGTGAGTTTCTCCGAGCTTTCGAACGAAGTATTCTCTTTCTAGTTGATTAACGTAATTTGTCATATTTTTTGTGCAACTTTAAATGCTGGATAGCGCTTCCCAAACTCTTTATAAAAGCCTTTGTCAAAGGGTAGTTCCTCAGTAGTATATTGACTCCTTATTAATAACATTAAATCATACGGAAATGATAAAGTAAAGCGCCGCTCCATATCTTTTCCATCAAATGTTTGACCATATTTTTTATCTTTAATCTGTTCGCGGTATTGGTCAACATTTACCATGATTGCCTTTACATTCTCAGGCGCGCGTTCTGCCCAATTTCTCACTAGATCGTCAATGACAGACCATGGATCTTTATTATTTCTCTTCTTAATAATGCTTTCTGCAAATTGTATATCATCGAAATTTCTTATTTTTCCTTGTTCTGTAATTACAATATTTCCCATAATAGTAAAAAGTGGTTAAGCAAGTTTGGCAACTCCTTAACCATGCCCTTATTGTTGTAGGAGCAGTAAACGAAGGGGCGTTTACAGTTTGTTTTTGCTCCGTCAGCTAGACAACTATCAAACCAGATCAGCCTGTTTGGCTATAACCTGTTCTCTTAAGATCAGCTTTTTCTTCTAATACTTCAAGAGTGAATTCAGTTACCCAATGTCCACGATCAGCGTCTCCAACTTTAGAAAGCTCCTCAAACAAAGGTTTGTCAAGGTAAGCTACTTTGTGAAGATCTTCACGTAGTCCATAAACAGTTACTGTTCCAGCCACGTTTCTAACATCTCTGTGGTGCATAATTCTATGCGATCCGACAGCAGAGTCGTAAACGAGGATGTCTTTTGTAAGTCTCTTTTCAGATGCATCAATGTAACGAGTAGAGTTTCCTCCAAATCCAGCAATTGCTTGCTTAATTTTAACGGTACAAAGCAACATGTCGAAAACCTTATCTGATCTAACAGCAGTGTAAGCGTCAGCGGTCATATCATTAAGCTCTTGTTCTGAGAATGATGTTCCAGAATTTCTTCCAGTTACAACAGAAGTGATGAATGCGTCTATTCCAGTCATTTGTCGTGCGACACCAGATGATCCTGATGCTCTAACGGCGTTAAGAATGGCATATTCCATCTTCATCTTCATTTGTCTCAAAGCGTCTGCTTTTTGAAATGCGTATGGATCTCCCATAGCGGCAACGTTTACTTTTCTTTCGGTTCTAGAAACTTGGATAGATTGAGTGATGATTTGTGTTACGTTGTTTTCTCTTGATGGTTGTGTAAGGTCTGCAAACGTTGTGTCTGCTCCTTCGATGCTACTTGAAACTGTTGTTGGTCGTGAAATATTGTATTTCATCCATTCATGCAGTGTTCCTTTAGCGGTTGCTGTCCCAAAAAGAGTCATAAGTGGTGTTTCCAATTATGTTATCGCAAGCTTTCTATTTCTTGCTTCTTACTATTCCTAGTAAGTTCAGGTCATATCTTCCCTTTCGGGTCGGGGCATTTATGGATGTTATTTCAATCCTGACCGTCGAACCTTCCAACATTACTGTTGGCTTGGCTGCTGATTATCCGTTCTGGACGTCCCAGCAATTAACCCCGTATTTATTTACTTAAGCCCTAAGTGGCACTTTTGTTTTTAAAGTGCAATTCTCAGTTCTCAAGCCAGACAATTTGTAGTTCATCTGGTGAAACATCACCAATAACATCTAATAGCGATTTTTAATTTCTATTCCTAGAAAATCGGACTATGTCTTCATTTCCTCGCGGAAAGGTACGTGTATAGTCTCTACACATTTATAATAACTTCTTATCTCTAAGAGATTATTAATTTAGCACGGCGTTGGAAGACCTTTCGTTCACCGTTTAGCGTACTTTATAGAGGACCTAAATTTTATCGGCTTCTATTCCGATATTACAACTTCGACAAAGAATTCTACCGTTATTCACATCCCAAAGTTCTTCGCAAGTATAAGCATCTTTCAAGGATTCGATTTTGTTGTCACTCAATATAAATCTAAATTTTTTTATATGATCGACCTCGAGCCTGTCTTTTGAGTTGCATAGTACACAAACTTTGTTGGATATCTCCATTACAGCTTTTTTCCATTGTGCATTCTTTTTACTGTTACGGATGGAAGCGGAAAGTTTATAGATGCCACCTTTCCAATTACCATTTTTTTCTCCAACTCCTAATTGTTTACTAAGCCTTATCTCAGAAAGTTTATTTCTCTGTTGTTGACTTTTGGGTACGTTTTTTAACCATTTCTTTCTATCAAGGACAATGCCATGAATTTTGAAATACTTAAATACCGTTGTTTCTCCACAGTTGAGCATTTTTGCTATCTTTATTAAAGATAGCGTTTCGTATTGTTTAATGCACCATTCTTTGTTTCGCAATTCTAAGTACTTTACTTTGTTTAGTTTTTCCCATTCATGCTGACATTTTCTAGTACAAAAAACATTTTTAGCTCTCCTGAACCTGCTTACCTTATCGACGATTTCTTTATTACAAAACTCGCATGGTTTTGTCTCACGCCTTGATTGATATTTATAAAGACATTGCTTAGAGCAAGTCGTTCTTCTCTGATAAGCAGAGAATTCTTTTTTGCAGACTGGACATGTGTAGCTTTTCATAAAGCTATTATATCACAGTGCGCTTCTAGTTGTGTTGAACTTGGAGTTACATATCCACGGGCAATCCTCTCTTCTTCCCCCGTCCTGATACGAAATAAGTCCCCAAGCCATAAATATCACCCCCCTTAATTGGCACCCCATACCCTTTCTTTTAAAAATTGAGTATGGGGTGGGTTGGGAATAACCCTATACTCATTCGCCCTCTTTGCGCGAATGCTCTGTGTTCATTAATCGTTGAGTTAAAGCATCTAGATTTCCTTTTCTTGTCGCCATAACTAATTGTCTTAGTTCTTCAGAGTCTTGCATTGTTTGTCTTTGCTGTTGTGGTTGCTGGTTATTTACTCCCGCTGCACTTTGCATCTTCAAATCATTGCCTCCTTCTGCTGGCTTTCCTTCTGCTACCTTAACTACTTGTTCTTCTTTAACTTGAGCTGGTGTTGCTTTTGATTTCACGTAGTCTCCCGCTTCCTTGAAAGAAAGTGGTCGCCCTCCGTAGTCTGCCATGTTGTACATGGAGTCAAGTAACATTCCTCGCACCTGCTTGTTAAACTCAAGATCGAATTTTTCAGATTCTGGATTAAGTTCAGGATGTGTTATGAACGCCTCTGAATTCTGTCGATCTATTTCTCTTTTTTCAGTTGTCTTGATGTAATTTTCGATTGTTCTTTCAGCCTGTGATGCTTTTTTATTTATTTCATCTAACTTGCTCTTTAGTCTTTGCTCATTAATAAATGGCTGACCAGTGGCAGGGTCGATTTCAACAAAGTCTTCTGCATTCACTTGCTGACGAGCTGGATGTTGAGCTATAGCTGGGACATCTTGAATAGGTTGGAATGTATTGTTTACATTTTGTCTCTGTCCAATCTGTCTCTGTAGCTGCTCATTCGTCTCGTGCAACTTTCTATTGTTTTCTAACAACTTATTGAATTGTTCTGTGGTTCTTGCTTTGGCATCGTCTACTGCTGGTGCTTGCACCTGCACAGGATCTTGCTGTGGCTGAACCGTCCCCGTATTGGGTTGGTTTATTTCGGTCATATTTTTTCACCTCCTTTCACATGCGGAATATTTATCATGCCCCTCACGCAACGGGGCAGGTGGATGTGATTGTGGTTTACCCACTATCGCAAAAAACCCTAATTTTTGATGGGCTCGTTTTTATAAAACAATTTGCCATCTCTAATTTCTAATCCTGGACCTTTAAGGCCCATGTGACACTTCTGACAACTAACACCAGATTCTGTCGCATGGAACTTATGATCGCACTTTACAAACGGTCTAATCTCTTCTCTTACTACTTCTCCTTCTCCCCAAAAATCTCTTGACTTAACTTTGTAAAAGTTGTCTCTAATATTTCTTTCTATTGCATACCCATCGCTTCTTGGAAGCGGGGGAAGGGTTGTGCTCATATCTTCATCGGATTTACTGATAACTCACCTTTCTTTTTTTTATCTAAATATTCACCGCGACTTACCATTTGACTTATCCATTCGAGAAGTTCTTTTGCATTATTTGCAGCGTGGTAAGCATTTAATTCTTGCCATGCCCATTCTTCTTTTGTTGTTCCTCGCGGATCAACCCAAGCATGAAAACCTAAAGTTTCTAACTTTTCTTTTATTACTTTAAAACCAGGAGTTTGTGTTGTTTCGTATACTTCCTGTGCTCTTCGTAATTCCTGATCTTCCTCATCGTGTAATTTAATTGGTGTAGATTTTAGATTCATAATTATTGTTTAAAGAAATTTTTTAATTGTTCTGGATCTAATGAACTAGTATTTATTCCTTGTTGTTCTGGTCCAAATGGTGACTGTCCCGCGGATTCTCCCCCCGCGCTTGGATCAGTTCCTCCTGGAATACCAGTTGGTTCTCCTCCGCCCCCAGCGAGTTGCCCCATGATGTTTTGTGGACTTGGTGGCCCTCCTCCAGGTCCCGTTGGTAGTTCTTTTCCCTTCTCAAAGTATTTTTCAGCATCTGAAAATCCAAGGTCTTCAAGCCAAGTAACAAAGAGATCTTTAAACTTAGGCTTAATTCCCTCTTGCAAAAGCATTTGTGAAATATTTGGATTTGATGTAAGAAGCATTATTGCTTGTTGTCTTCCTGCTTTTCTTTCATCATCTGCATTTGCAGTCATTGATTGAACATCAATTGAGAAGTCAAACATTCCCTTAATATCCTCAGGTTCTACAATAAGTAGTGCGCTCTTATCTCCTTCGTCCATATCAAATTTAGAAGAATAATCTGGCTTATCTTTTGAACCAATATTAACTTTGTATTTTGGAGTTCCCCCATCATCAAGTGGAAGTGCTTCATTTACTTTCCCCGTTTTTTGGAACGACTCCATACTCTCTTCAAGAAGTTTTTTGCTTTCCTGAACCAAATAAATTTTGTCATTAAGCTTTGACTCTTTGAATTTTTGTACTATGTCTGGTCCAACAATTCTCATAATGTAGTATTGTTTTTCAGGATCAGAGAAAAGAAGTTTTTGGTTCATTGTATGCCAAAGCATCATTTGTCTTTTAATTGATTCTGATAAAAATATTTGATTGTAGTTATCTCGAGAATTTCTCTGAAGTTGTAACGCCTTCACTTCCGTTGCTGTCTTGTCTTTTTGATATGGTTGAATATTTGACACCCCCAAAGAAGACTCTCCGAGTGCGTTCATCATTGAAGAGACAAGAACAGAATAGGTTTGACTGAAAAGCTGAGAGGCGTTTGATCGAGATTCAACCAATCTGAAGTCTGTCATGGGATTGTTCATGATCCACCGTGCACCCTTACCCCATTCAAGAGTATGTTGGCGAACACCTGGACCGATTGCAATAGGTGAGTATAGTTGTTGATTAATTTCATCAACATATTGACAAAGAAGGGCATTAATTGCCTTTTGAAGTCCTTTTACTGGCTCAATTTCTGACACACCATATAAATCATCATCAATACGATAATAACTAAGCATGACAACAGGAATTTCATTATTTTCGTAAGGGTTAGGAATGTCGCGAAGAATTACGCCTTCATTCTTGGCAAAAGTAATCCATCTGTCTTTTCTGTATTCTGTAATGACTTCAACCGTCTTAAATGCAGGGTCCTTTCCATACGGGTCAGTCTCGAGTCCCGCAATGGTTCTATTTCTAGAAATCCAATTAGTTTCTCGTCCATCTCCTCCACCTAAACTTCCCTCGGCAGTTGAAATTGCATATTTGAGTCGATCTAAGTTTTTATATATAGGAGCAGTTCTTCCCTGATCATTAACATTTTGTAAATCCTGAACAGTAACATATTGTCTAACCTGAAACCAATTACACGATTGAATAGAAGTTGCGCTAAGATCATGTGCAATATCACGGTTATTGAGAACTTGCATATCTGGTCCGTCAAACACCACCTTATTGAAACTATCTGTTTCGTATCTCCACTTACAAAGAGCAAAAGAAGCTCCATACTTTCGAGTATTCATATCCATCATTGCCCATTTAGAAATCATGGATCCGCCAACGTTAGCCATATCCCATTGGTAGTCGAGAAGAGCATTGTTAATTTTTGCAGAAAGTACATCTGAGCCTTCTCGCGGAATTAAGTGGCCCCTTGGTTTATTTGCAATAAGTCGTGAAGTTTTTTCAAAAATAAAAGTGAAGATTCGTGGATCAAAAAGAAGAGCATCATATGGCCACTTGTTTTCATCAAGCCATGATCTAAAAAGTTCGTCAGCTTCATCGAAGGAAATAGATCCTATTCTGTTTCTCCCCGTTGAGCGTTTGTCGGTCTCATCAAAACCAATGTCAGAGTGTATCTTACATTCGTTGAAGATTTCCTCTTCCTTTTTTTTCGTTTTGCTAAGATCTTTTAAATCAGCCATAATAATTGTACATAAAAAAACCCGACCATTAAAAAAACCCAAATTAATGGGTTCTATTAAATTGGTCGGCTAAACGGCGTTTTTCGCCTTTCTAACCTATGTATAAAAAACGTATCAGGCTATATCTTTATTTGTCAATAGTTTTTTTTCTTTCAACTACTGCTGGCTCGTTTACTTTATCGGATTCTTCTCCCTTAATAAACATCACCCTTCCATTCTCTATGTTGATAGAGATTGTTCCATAGCCATTCCCTGCATCAATATTTTTGATATGTCTGATTATTTTCAAAAGTACAAGCACATTTACATTTGTTGATTCTAAAAGGTCAAAAAGAACAAATAGGTCTGGTTTGACCACCTTAAGCATCTCACGAAATGCAAATTCATTTCTAGATTGTTGTTTGTAATAGTCTAATTCTTCTGATACTTTTTTCATAATAGACACATTTATTCAATAATTTTCGAGATATGACATTTAGGGCAATATCGAAAACGCGTTACTTCTCCATCCTTTTCTGTTACTCCGCCCTCTGCCCATCTAATCTTCTCTTCATTCTCTGCAAGAATCATTGGATGATTGGGACAGAAGGAATCTGGATTTCTCTTAACAGAAGCCTCATATCGATCTTTTGCATATGGATATGCATCGTCATTAAATTTTAAGTTCATAAGAATAAAAAAATATTAATTATTTAAATCTCCACTTTTCCTGCTCTCTTTTAAATGTCTCATTGTCTTGATCTCCCCAATCGTGATCTGGAGTAAGTTGTGCTACCTGCCATGCTCCAGCACTAGCCATAACCAAATCGTCCTTCTTATGTGCTCGAGCCTGCGCACGACCCTTTACTATCATGAAAGACTTCAACTGTCTAATTTGTTGTTCGTCATACATTTTCAACATCCCCTGATTTATAGAAAGAGAAAGATCATCAAGCATTTTTCTTCGAGTCCCAACTAACTCTCCTCCAGAAATAGCACCAGTTGTAATCCACCCAATACTTCCCTTCTCATAAGATCCACCCTGCGCGGCAAAGTCAACCATTCTAAAAAGATCTGGATAATTAAGAGTCTTTAAAACATAAATAGTTGCCTGACCAGTATTGCGTTCTACTGCAAGTTTCGGGTAAATGCCAGTTTTGCTAAAAATATATTTACACATGTAAAAAAGCTCATACCCAAACTGACTTGACTCAATAATAGTATTCATAACAAGAGGAAAGTCGTAATGCTTCTTACTAAATGCCACAGCTGCACAATAGTCCTGAGACTCAGCGGGATCCCCAAATACAACAAACTGCTCGTCGTGCTCGAGTTCTCGGTATTGTCTTACTGGTTCTATATTATTTGATATTTTTGACATAAGTTTTTATTTCCATAGTTTGGCGTGAGTATGTGACAAGACACACACAAGGTTCTTCCATTATCTAATTTAAATCTTAATTCTGGATAATCGGAGAATCTCTTTATATGATCGGCTTGTAATTTATTTCCTCGTTTACCGCATATTTGACATACATAATTGTCTCTTTTAAAAACCCCGTTTCTCCATTTTTTATATTCATCGGTTTTCATTATTCTTTGTCTCTCTGATCTCAATATGCCACCCTTCCAAGAAGGATTTCCCTCTCCTTTTGGAAAAGAATATGCTTTTATATTTTTTTGATCACCTTTTTTAAATTCTGTTTTTGGGGAAAATCTTGCTCCTTTATTTTTTCCTTTAGTCGCTTTTGAAATATTTTCTTTCCATTTCTTTGATAAATGTTTTCCATATAGGGGATGATTTTTTCCTCGCATTCTTTTAGAATGTATCATGTCCCTACACTTATGACTGCATGTTTTATTTTTTTGTTTAATTTGTTTTTCTGTTAGGTTTTTTTTACAAGATTCACAATACATTTTTTAAGAAAATTGACCATCTGGTGCAAATCGTCCCTGTCTTATTGGATCGGTTTTTGCCTTTAACATTTCATTTAAAATTAGCGTATTGAAATATGGAGTACCCGATGTCACAAATGCTTCATCTGGATCAGAGGGATACTCTTGCATTGCCATCTTCTCATTAGGAAACTCCTTCTTCTTTTTCTCTATCCACTCTTCTGAGTAAAATTCTTGCCAACCAAAAAACTGTGGATAGTAAACACTAAGTCTCGCGCCATTATCATCAAACTCGTTTGCCTTCTCCCATGTTTCGTGATAATAATTACCCTCTCCGTTTGCTGTTGATTCAATAAAGATCATTCCATGATCTTGGGGGACCTGCTGAGCAGTACCTACGACGATTTCCTGTGCTGTAATAAGCTCGGTATCTTGATAAAACGCACATTCTGAAAATAAAATATTAGTAGCCGTTCCTCCACGTCCTCCTACTTTCGCTCCTGCTGTTCCAATATAAAATATTGCATCATTTTCGGCATTCTCAATAAGATTTCTGTTGTCTGATTTTAAAAACTGCTTTTGAACTGCCTCTAAGCTAGTCCCCTGCTTTTCTGCAAGTTTTGCAAAGTATGAAGTAATATATGCCTTAACCTTTTTAAAAAGAAGATCGGTAGAATCTTTTCTATGAGAAATACAAATAGAAACAGAATAGGGTCGAACAATAAAGTCCACTGCAAAAAGCGCAAGTATAAAAGAAGACATACCCTGCTGACGTGCTTTCAAAACAATTTCTCGAATACCTTCCATATTGGGATGTCTCTCGTTTAAAAGTCTGTAGTATTTTTCCTGAACAGTATTTAATTTAAAGGGTATTGGACTAAGTGTGTCCTTATCGGGAACGAGAAAATTTTCCTCGATGAATTTCTGATAGTTAATCTTCATCTTCTGCCTCCTCCACGGCTTCCATATCATCAAGACTGATTTCGTCCTTCACAATTTCTGCATCCTCTATATAATCTGATACAAAGCTTTTATGAGCTTGAAATACATTAACAGCAACAGGAGCACCAGTATTCTTTTTTTCCAAGAAATCTTCATATTTAGCAATCTTCATAATTCGATCCCACCATTCTGGATTTTTAGATTCTTCCATTTTTTTAGTTGCAACATCCAAAAGTTTTCCATACCCATACCCTTTCTTTTCAAGATGAAGCCGCCCAGATGCCCTGCCTTTCTGTAAATACAAAGAACCAACTACTGCCGCAGAAGACAAAGACTTACAATTGAATACGCGTAATGCGGCTCGAGTGGCATTCCCCCCATTCTTTAAAAACTCCTCAAGGAATAGATCTAACTTCTGTCTTTGAACAATTTTTTGAGTATCTCCTCTTTTTTGTTTTCTAACTGCTCTAATTTTTTGACTCTCTTCTATTAACGGTTTTCTTTTTGCTTCAATAACTTGTCGTCTTAAAGCATTTGGAATATGTCCCTTCGTATTTAGCCACTTCTTAAGTTCTTCGTCAGTAAGCTTATCTTCTTCCTTTGTTGGTGGAGCTTTAATTTTATAATTTTTTGGATATTTTAATTTCATAGGTTTATAAATTTACAGAGGGAATATTTGGTATCTGTGGCGGAAATGTACTGATGGGAATTTTTTGAGTAGGAATGTCTTT